TCTGTCTGTCTGTCTGTCTGTCTGTCTGTCTGTCTGTCTGTCTGTAAGGACGGTCACATCATTGTTGCACTCTGTCAAGAGTTTTTTTAAATATTTTCTTGCCCCTTGTACGGATTCCGATACTTCTTTACTTATCAGTGGAAACCCATACTTTTCGCAGACTTGTGCAAAACTGATTTTAGGTTTTAAAACTGTCACATTGTCAAATGTTAAAGCAAACTCTTTTAATTCTGGATATTGAGTAGGAACGTCTACAAATACCGCAGGAATGTCCGTATATCCGCAAACGTTACGGACTATATCAAGCAATACCGTACTATCCTTGCCACCCGAAAAACTGACATATACGCCATCCTCACCAAACTCATTTACCCATTGTCTGATTCGCTCACGGGTAAGAGAAATTTTTACATCAAGTGGAAGGGCTTGCTTCATTTTCAAATCTTCAATCGTCCTGCTCATGCTTTAGCCACCTCATGAATACAACCGACATATCTATATCGCAGATAATGACAGGGATCACCATAACGATTAATGTTCTTTATCACTTCCGTAGAGAACATATGACCTTCTTTCTGCAATTCGCATATTCTGGCTGATAATTGCGTACAGCCCACATGAACCACGGCTTCATATGCCGTAATTCCGTTATTCTCACGCATATACTGTAAAACCCTGTCACGCTGAGTTGTTTTCTTAGCCATACTTAACCTCCTTTACATTAAACCTACCTTTTTCAACAGTTCTATCTTGTTCGCTCTGGTTTCCTTTGACCTGACACATATTTCCGGCAAGTGCATAGGCATACACATCTTGTTTATCCTGTCCTTGATACGTTCCTCAAAGGGTATTTCCTCAACAGGCATATTTGCCGTTATAATCGTTATCCTGTTATGGATCATCCGATAATCAAGCAGCTTATATAAAATGTCAGCCAACCAATCGTTGCCTAAATTTTTCTGTCCTAAATCATCTATAACAAGGAATTTGCACTCATGCAGGAGCTTCATAGGATTACGCTTATATTCATCAAATGAGTTTTTATCGCCCGAATTTGAAATCTCTATGAGGTCTGACGCATTTACAAAACGGGTTTTCATAGCCCTTGTACTCATAAGTTCGTTACATATACAACTTGCAAGAAATGTCTTTCCAGAACCTTTTGTGCGGCTATAGATAAACAATCCCATGCAGTTTTCTTCCCATGTTTCAAACTGATTAACAAATGAATTGATACCATTCTTTACATTTGCTACGTCTGCAGGCTTGCCGTTATCACCTATGTATATATCCCAATCAAAGGCATCCATACGTTTGTCATAAAATGTATGCGGGATTCCAGAAAACTTCTTAGCCTCCTTAACATTTTCAGCAAATCCACCATTACAATACGGACACTTCTTACTTACCCATATGTCAAAATCTTTTTTCCCATAAATGTGATCTAATCCGTTCTCTCTGGCATACTCTGACGCTTTCTGTTCAAACGCATACATCCCTGTCCCATGGCAATATTCACATTTACTCGAATCCGAAATCGTTTGATTGTCTGATTGCTTCTCTTTGACGTTCATTTATTTCTGCTGCCTCTCTCTTACGTTTTTGCTTTTCGTCCTCTACGTCATTCAGGTAAGAATCAAAATGTTTAGCACAAAACAATGTTTCGGGTCTTAAATAAACTTTGAAGTCTGTATTAAGCCATGCGTTAGCCTTGTTTTCGATAACTGCCTTAAAATCGTCAACCGAATAGCCTTCCTTTAATCGTTCCCTAATCATCTTTACGCTTGCTTTGCTTCTTGTTGTATAATGCTTACCCGTTTTTTGATTCAGATAATCCAGAATCTCTTTGATTCTGTCGGAATAGGAATCATTTGTAGAGGTATTTTCACTTTGATTCGTTTTTGGTATACCAAGTGGTATACCAAGTGGTACACCAACGGGTACTAAGTCTAAAGACTTAGTATTATATATATTAGGATTATTACTATTATCTTTAAGTACATAAGGTTTATTATCATTTACTTCTAACATAGAGTATTCTGTAGTATGTTTAGTAGGATGGTATCTATCCCCTCTAAGATAATTATTCATTCTCCAATGGGTTATAACTATTACCCCTGTTTCAAACTCTATTAAGAAATACTTTGTCAGTAATAGTTTCATATCATCTAATGATGCTCCGCATTGTCGCATTATGGCTCTGGGATTATCAACAAACCCATCATCATCAGCTACCATGCTCAAAGTGAAATACAAGCATCTTGCTGACATAGGCATATCTAAAAACCAATCGGTCAAGACAACCTCTTTTGAAAACATCCTTTTGCTTGCCACTTTAACGTCCTTCTTTCTGTCTGATCTTGTTGTAACAAATGCCGCCGACCTTTTTTAACATTTCCGCCATTTCGGGAAATTCATACTCTGTTCCCACAACATCACTGTCAAAATATTTCACGGCAGCAACTTCTACGGATTCCCAAACCACATGAAAAGGGAAACGTACAAGCAACTTTTTAATGGTTTGTATATCGAAGCTAAGTAATTCCTCAACCCCGGTAAGACTTGTAATTAATTCCTCTATAGCCTTTGTTTCTCGATCTCTAACAGACAACAATTCTTTCTTCCAATCAACCATCATTTGTGCCTGTTCAGCCTTTTCAGCCATTTCAAGAAGCTGCTTTTGCGATTTTTTTAAAACATCACTCTGCGAAAGAAGTGTTTTCCCTTTTCCCCTATTACAATCCCTACAGGATGTAATCAGGTTTAGAAAATCGTTATCTCCGCCCTCAACCACGGGCTTAAGATGGTCAACTTCCAAAATCACATCAGGAGCCATTCTTCCGCAATATTGACAAGTGAATTTATCACGCTTAAACACTTCAAATCTTGTTTTCTTTGACAATATTTTCCGTTCCGCCATCTTTAACCACCCTCTTTTTTATTTCTGTGATCTTTGCATAGCTAACTGTCTTATCTTCAAACATCAGCCAGATTAACCTTCCCTTAATGTCTACTATCCGGGCAGGCTGTCCGAAATAATGGGTATCACGTCTTAACGCCCCTGTAACCCAATTTGTAGGGTAATAATATACAGGATCACCCACACTAAACATCGTTATATTCCCCCTGCAGTATTCTAGTTATGATCTTTGCTGATTCTTCTGGAGTACAGAACACAAACTTGCAGCCATATTTTTTTTCCATTGTGCTACAGCATTTTGCAATCCACTCACCTTTAGCACAATTCGGATAAAGCTGTTTACCGGCTCTGAAAATAAATGCTCTCGGATTCTTCCAACTATACAAACCTTTAAGATCATGTATATCTTCATTCCAAATTGTTCTTTTAGAGTTAAGATATGTCCCTTTATTCTCAACCACTATATAAAGTGAAATACTATTGTTTTGAGCTAAAATAAGTTCATCCCTGAAACGATCATGTTCACTTTGAATATCCTGTACTAACTCCTGAATAGAGCATTTTGTATCAACAGCAATACTGTAAGTACCAAGAAAATCCATTTTTTTGAGTTCTATGTTGCGTTTAGTTTTACGATCTATTACGTCTTGGATTTTCTCGTTAATCAAAACATAATCACCTACAGGAAGTGGAGCCCTTAATACTTCAACTTTATTATTTGACCACCACAAATTCTTTATGTTATGTTTACCTACTTTATTGCCCTTATCTTCTATAATTCTCATGAAATACCTCATATCTAATCCAATGACGAATAATTGCTGCCCTGGTATTCGACTTCTTCCAAACCGGACGTATCAAATTCGACTTGATTGATTACATTTGATACGGCATTAGGCTCTTGATTACCTTTAGGGTCCAAAAAGAATAACTGTTGAACTTTAAAGATTAGATGCTCATACCATTTTCCGTCCTTTTGATATTTTGTATGTTCTGCCCTAGCCGTTATTGCTATCCTTTTTCCCTTTACCAACCATTTTTCACAAGTTTCGGCTATGGCCCCTACGGCCTTTATGGGTAACACATCATATGATTGTTTCCCTTTTGACGAAATACGATCTACTGCCAAATTGAAATAACATGAACAGACTATTTCTTCTCCTTCGCCTTCTCCAAATTTATCTTTACGGACTTTTGGATCATTGACCAAACGCCCGATAAAATTACATGAGTTCATATATGCCTCCCTTTCTTGCAACGCTTACTTTTGCGGCCGTAACCTTGCTGATCTCATTCTTGAATACCTGTTCATCTGAATTACTTTCGCTCATATGACAGATAATCACATTCTTTAAGGTCTTTTTTCTGTCGCTCACTTTTACAAATTCAACCCCGGTATCAAGGCTCATGTGTCCGTTGAGAATATGTCTTTTCTTTGTTTCTTCCTCGTTCTCAATCCTGGAATCCATATAATTGATACCTAAAAGCAAAGTGTCTAATTCCGGGAATCGATATTTGCAAAATACGCAATCGGTAATGTAGACCATTCTTAACGGTTCAACATCACTTGTTATGAAAAATCCGTAAATAGGGCATTCGGACCCATCAGCGTTTGAGTGAACAAACCTACCATCTGAATCGTTCAAGGCAAAATACCTGACTACAAAACCCTTTAGATAGTCTGATTTTGGCTTTTCTAAATACGGGGCTACTATTGGTATTCCCATCTTCTCTAAATCCCTTGCTGCTAACGCATGGTCAAGCGTTAAAGATGTGAGTGCGTTACAAGGCAACCAACTATTTTTGACACCTGAAAATCTATTCCGACTTTAATTTCCTTTATGGAAATACCGCAATCAAGCAGTAGGATATGACCTTCATTATCTTTTAATGCGTAACAGTTTCCTTTTGATCCTGTACCCAAACACTTCACATTCATTTAACCACCCCCCTTTTCGTTTATTATTCCCACCTACCACACCCGCCTTACGGCACTTTTGGAGAAAGAAGTAATGGGTTTTACTTTGCCATGTTTTCATTAACAGGTCTTACATCTGCATCCTCAAACTCAAAATCAACACTGTTTGCGGATTCTTTAACGTCATTATCCCTCTTGATCTCTGCTTCTGCCGAATTTACGGGATATTCTTTAAAATCGTTATCCTCAACTTCTTCTCTGGTATAAAGACCAAGTGTAAGTTCGGGACAGTTAAGACTTGCAAAAAATGAAGCTGCCCTGTATCTAAGCATGAGTGCCGGGAGTGTTTTCCACTTGCTACCGTTTTTAGCAAGCCAACCTTCCTCTTTTGCCATATCCATAGTCACTTCCATGCCTTCGATACGTCTGCCACCTTTTAAAGTCCATGCAAGGCAACTGTAAGGCTTGCCGTTAGCGTCCTTTTTCTCGTCATACTGCAATTCAGAATCAAACTTGCCTGATCCGTTTATCATTGCGATAAGGAACTTGCTGCTCCATGAAGGCTTACCCTGAATAACGTAAAGGTTCTGCATTACCATAAAAGGTGACATATTAAGCCTGTTTGCCTGTTCAATAGCTATCAGACAGTTAGAAGGGTTCTTCTGGAACGTTGCCGGAACTACTGTAGATTCAGCTAATGCCTGTGACATTTGCCATGCCATCTTGAAGTTGTCGGAAGTGCCGAATATACCTAAAGAATAGTCTGTCTGTAAGTTAAGATGTGTGCTTTCCTTTGTCTGTGTTACTGCTGTCTGCTGCGACTTGTTTTCTGCTGATTTGATTTCATCTGCCATGATTAATCCTCCTTTACAAATAATTCCTTATTATCAGCCACTTTCAGATAAATCATCTGACAGGGCATAACGATCTGTGACTTTGTGTTATCATCAAGCATTTCGCTTGAATCCAGAAATACAGGATAATGCTCACCAAAGAAATTCTGTAAGCCGCTGACTATATCAAGTTTTGCCCTGATCTGCATAGCCGTATTAAGTGAAGCCCCTAATTCCTTGCCATCTACAAAGACCTCGCAACATTCCTTGTACTCACCGTTTTTCTGATACTTAAAGAATGAGAACTTAACTATCTGGAAGTGCTTATTGATACTGTCTGTAAGCAGCTCATTCTTGCGTTTCTGGATAAGTGATAACTGATACAGGATTTTTTCTGAATTAGCCTTATTCTGTTCAAATTCCATCTGTGAAGCCCTTAAATCGGCTATGTTATCATCTATCCTTGCGTTATCACCGGCCTTAGATAACTGAATCTCACAATTCCTTAATTCATCATGGAGATTAAGTTCCTCGGCTTTTAACAATGTCATGTTTTTAAGTCCGGCTTTCTTGCTTTCCATAAGGGCATTGTTAGCAGCGATCTCGGATTCTAACCTATCTTTGTCAGCCTGATATGTCTGCGGTTCTTCCATAGCCCCGTCAAACGCATTTAAAGGCTTATTTAAGGCGGTTTCTATATCAGCCTTATCATTTATAGCCTTTTGTATTTTTTTGCTGATTTCAGCCAATTCTGAACGTTTGATAGCCAACAGTGACATATACTCTGTAACCTCTTTATGCAGGTCGGCGATTCTTCTCAACTTGTCAGCCTCAAAATCATTTTTCATTTCCTCAATCTTGTCTGATTCATAAAGCCTATGACATACAGGACATATAGCAGTAGTTTCATCAAAAACCTCTGCCTCGATTTTTGAAATCGCATCCTGACCCTGTTTAATAGATGTTTCAAGCCTTTTAATCGCACCGCCATGAATATCTACCTCGTTTTTTAATCTGGAAATATCACGCTCAGTCTGTGATAACTGTTCCTGTAACCCCTTGCGTTCTGAATATATCTTTTCCTCTAAGGCTTTTTTCTCGGCTTTCTCTTTCTGAACGATCCCGGAAAGTTCCATCTGTAAAGCCAAATCCCTATTACGGAGTTCATTAAGTTCACGTTCTATCTGTTCGCAAGCTGCCTGTTCGGTCTTATTGCTTGCAAGTTTTTCTTTAATCATGTTCTTTTGAAGTTCTAATGCTGAAAAGTCTATATCAACCTTGCTTAACTCCAGGCCCTCTATCTTAGCCCGTAAAAGTTCCCCGTCCTTGCCGTAAACCTCTTTGATCTTTCTAAGGTTAGCGTTCTGCATGGATGCTACTTCATCAAAGGTATAGTCTTTGAGTAGCAATGTAGCCTCGGTACATCCGTCCATCTGTAAAGCAACCTCGTAATCGGTAATGTCACTGACCATACCGAAAAGGACTTTTCGCATTTCATCTTTCTTGCCGGACAGGAACATATCAGGATGTGAAAGTGTTAAAAATTTATCTGTGATGCCGTACTCGGCTATTTTCTGCTTGAAATCCCTAAGTCCGTATTCAACGGAATTAACAAGGTAAGTTGACGAAAAACTGACCGCATCAGCAACGCCTTCAACCTTAGATTTCTTAACTGTCCTGGTAAGCCTTCTTTCAAGTGTTATGTGCTTGCCATCTACTACAGCCACCACCTCAACAGAAGGTGTGGCTTCTTCCATATCTAATGGGAATACCGCCGGATTTGACGCTAAAGATTCTGAACAATCAGCCATTAACCAAAACCAACCACACTCTATAGTTGATTTTCCTGAACCATTTGCTCCGCTGATCGTCACGTTAGAATTGTTGAGCAAAAGGTTTTCATGCTTTAAGCCTTTGAAATTATGGAGAATAATTCTCTCAATCGTAAGATTCATAAAATACCCCTTCCTTTAAAATTTACTAATGATCTTAATACTGCCTGTTTTCTTGTTTTGAATTTTGAAATAACTACCGGGTTTTCCGTCCGTATCAAGGCAATCGCCCAGGAAACTGTATTCCTCGGGATTTAAGTGTTGCTTTCGTAGGATTTCTTTTTCGTTTCTGTATAGCCGTCTACCTTGCTTCATTAGAAAACCTGCTTTCTTCCCAACCTATTAAGCCGTAGTACAGGATTGATAAAGCAATTAATCCTAAACCGCCAAGAGTAACCTTTAATTGTGTCCACATACTTTCAGTAATGGGGACTTCTGAAAAAAGTAACGAAAGTCCAAAACAAACACCGATTATCACTATGATTTTCTGTAAAACAAGAATGATCTTCATTATGTAACCTCCTTATCCATAGCAAAATATTTCACCGTTTAACTGTTTCCATATCTTCCCTTGTGAAAATGTCGCTTGATATAAAACATTTTCTGGAACGTCAGGTGTTCCGTTTTCCCAAATATCTCTTGCCATCTGGTAACATTCGTCCGGGATTTCTTTTGTAAAAAACTTTCCTGTAGTGCTGTACTGAATGGGTTTCTTTTGGTATAAGACTTCTTTAACTGTGTTAGGAAACTTTGAGGATTTAACTCTGTTCATAACAACAGCTCCCGTCCAATATGCCGTTAATTTGTCTTTGTCCGTGTACCAATTTTCATGGTAGATAACCTCGGCTAAAAGATTGATACTCTCATGCTTGTAATTGACATAAGCAATCAAATTGTCCGTAATGATTCTGTGGCGTTTTGTCATTTCTGAAATTCGTGCCTGAAAATCAATATCTGCCGTGCCATTACCTTTTGCCTGTACCTTTGTTCCGCCAATCAGGATTAGAAAAATCACTGTGGCTGTTAGTATTGCTCTCATTCGCCCTCCCTACTTAATATCATTTTGCACCTCTTGTTTTATGTGTTTTCACATATTAAATTATAAAAAAAATAGTCCCCATAAGCATTTTTAGGAATGTCAAGCAATTCCGCCCACTTTTCCATTTCACTTGCAGTAAATTCACTTCTGCCTGTCATTTTAAGTGAAATCCATTGTTCGGTCTGCCCTAAAGCCTTTGCAAACGCTTTTTGAGAACCATACTTTTCTATAATTCTTCCCTTTAATTTGCCGTACATTATCATACCCCCTTTCTTTTGGAATATGTGTTTTCACATATTTTGATTATAACATTCATTTTCATTCTGTCAACCCCTTTTTTGAAAAAAATTAAAGTTTTTGTTGAATACTGCCGATAAATGGTTTAAAATACACTAAATCCTTACGGAAGGAGGAAAAACATATGAGTGAAGCGGCATTAAGATTAAAACAAATTATGGAAGAAAAAAACATAAACCAATCCGAGTTAGCTTCAAAATCTGGAGTAGATCAAAGTCATATAAGTAGATATTTAAGTGGTAAGTATGAACCCAAATCAGTACAAGCGCAAAAATTAGCCAACGTATTAGGTGTTGCGCCTGTATGGTTGATGGGTATAGAAGGCGTTGACCGCAATAATGAATCTGTCGATCCTAAAAGCCAATATTCAACTTCCGAAATAGAAAAAGCAATAAAACTATATGAGCAATATAAAAATGCTATTCCGCAGGTTCAAAGTGCTGTTGAAGCTCTGTTAAAGCCTTCTCAATCTGAGCCTTAACCTCAGCACTTGATTGTAAATACAGTATGATAAATTCTTTTTCATCCATTAGAATGTACCTCTTTTCCTGTTGATGTGAAAAGCCTATCACACTTTATTAGCAATGAAAAGTTCCAAATATTAAACCACTGCACCTAATGTTTCACAAATTGAACACTATCGAACAGGAGCGAACACATGACGAACACCAAAGAGATAATAATTAAACTCAAAGAAGTACGCAAGGAAAAAGACTTATCATATGGAGATATTCTTGATCTTATGGAAAAAAACGGGGATTTTGTTTCTAAATCTACTATTTCAAGAGTGTTTCAGGACGGATCGGAAGAATTATCGTTTAGATATGAGGAAACAATAAGACCGATAGCTAAAGCATTACTTGATATTGAAACGATTGAAGCGGATGATAATTTAGATGTTCAAGTTATGAAATCTCTGTTACAATATAAGATACAACGTATCGAGGAACTTGAACGGCAAATCGAACAGCTTGAAGCTGCTTTTGATAAAGAACGTGTCAAAATGCACGAAAAAATGGAACTCGAAAGATTAACATGGTCAAAAAGTATTGATTTTCTTAAAGGGCAGGTTGCTCTTAAAGATCAAAGAATGGATTTGTTGTTAAAAGCGATACAGGATAAGGATTCCCGGTATGATACATTGTTGGAATTAGTTTTATCCTGTCCCTGTAGAAAAACACAAGAGATTAAATAAGGAGGAATAACCATGAAAAAATTTTTAAAAGTATTATCATTTGTAGTATTAGTATCAGGGATTATCGGAACGATCGCTCTTGCGATAATCTATGGAGTGTCCGAAAAAGAAACTACAAATTATTTAGGATATTCTCATGTCAAAACCGTAATAGATCCTGTGTTATTGATTGAAATTCTACTATGTGGATTACTTTCTACTGTGATTTTGTTTGCGATATTATACGGATTATATACCGTTTTGGAACGTCTTGACATTGTATACGGAAAACCTATAGTTAAGAACAAAGGAAAAGGCACACGATAAAGTGTGCCTAATTCTTATCTAATTTTATCGATACATTCGCTGATAGCCTGTCTTTCACTATCGCTCATAGTGTTATCAAGCAAAGTAGAAAGTTTATCTACCATCTTCTGCCTGGATGCGTCACGGCTATAACCGTCACCACGGCTATAATTGCCGTTGCTATATCCACCGTCACGGCTTGTGAAACGTCCCATAGAATCCCTCATACGTCTAACGCCTGAATTTCCCATATAATAGTTTCCGCTTGTATAGTAGGGTCTATTGTAGTTCCATCCGCCATCACGGGAATACTCTCCAGAATACTCACCCGAATAACCGTCCGGGTATTCTTCCATGGCTATAACGGTCTTAACCGACTTAACAAGATGTGCAAGGGAATCGAGATATTTAGCATCCTCTGCCGATAATCTCTCATTCTCTTTAGCAAGTTTCTTGTTAGATTCAGCTATTGATTCCATAGCCTTTTCACAAAGTTTATGCAGTTCTTCAACATTATTCATAGTACGCCCTCCTTTACGCTATTCTTGTTACAGATATTGAAGCATTACGTCTTACAAGGATTGAAGGTGTAGGTGTTACAGCCGGATCATCCTCTGTTCCGTCAACATAATGTGCCGAAACTGACGCACAACAACCACAAGGAATTGTCACGGTTGCCTTTGTGTTTATATGACCATATTCCCCTGCAGCCTGTGGCGTAAAGATAGCCACACTTTCAGGGATTACGGCCCCGTCAATGGCTATTCCCAAAGCTATAGGTGTTAATTCACCATCAGCCGGAACCGCAATATTTCCTTGTACTGTCACTTCATATCTCGCGAAACGATTAGGAGTATTGCCTTTAAGAGTAAGAATCCCCGGTGCAACAGGAATAACCTGTCCTTTATTGCAAGGGATAGAAACACTGTTAAAAGGAATGGTGCTATTAAGAGCAACCAAAGTATCGCTTGTTGTTACATATTTTGCCATGGCAATACCTCCTAATTAGTTATAGAAAGCGTTGCCACCGCATCCGCAACCACCCGCTACATTCTGTGAGCAAGTAAAGATAGGGGTTCTGCCGTAAACAGGAGTAGAAGGAACAGGGCAACTAGCAAGTCTGTTGTAAAGCTGATCTACTTCGTTTGAGAATCCCTGTGCTATAAATGCGTTCTGAGCGGTCTGAGAAGCAGCAAGGTCTTTCATAGCAAGTGACTGTCTAAGATTTGCTATTTCGTCATTCTTAGCGTCAATCTTGTCCTGGCATAACTGATCCTTTATGCTCTGGATTCCGCCATTGATTGCATTAAGAATACTCTGTGTATTCTGAGTGTCAGTAGTCCTTGTAGCACATTCCTCGGCAGCTACAGTGTACTTTAAATCAGCCGTAGCAGCCCTGTTATCGCAGCAGCACTGTGCTAACTGAGCCTGTAAAGCTGTTAAACCCTGTGTGTTTGCTGTCTGAGCAGCGAAACTTCTTTCAAGATCGGCAATCTGATTGCTGTAAAGCTGTGCTGCGATTGCGTTCTGTGCGCCATTAATGCTTGCATTTACGCCCGCAAAGCCGCCGCAAAGAGCTGTCTGAACATCACCGAAACCGCTTGTGATACTGTTCTGAATACCCTGAATGTTGGAATTAAGCATCTGGTCACGGAAACCATCATTGATATTAGCGTTAATACCGTTCTGTCCGTTAAGAAGCCAAGGGAAGTCATAACCTAACTGTCCTCCGCCAAAGCCTCCGCCAAAGCCACCCCATCCGCCATTGAAACAAAGCAGTAAAAGGATAAGCCACCATCCGTCACCACCAAAACCACCAAAGCCACCATTGTTGCTGTTCATGGGTGATACAGGCATTACCATTGTGTTACCATTTTCTTCAAGTGCCATAATAAAATCCTCCTTTAGATTTTGTAAGGTCAGCGAGTATCACTTTTGATACCCGGTTTATATAAAAAGCCTTGCGCACCGACTTTTTACTTCATGTTATTGTTTTTCTTCATTTGAGCAAGTTGCTGATTTGCCATGTTATACATACCCTGTGAAACCTGACCGCTATTCATAAGATATTCGATTACTGCATTAGGATCATTGGTATTTACATTTGGCGGTATCTTATATTTGCGTGAAAGCATAGCCATAGGATTTTGCATCAGCCTACTTAGCATCTGATTGAATAGATTCATGTCTTATCTCCTTCCCCAAGTGCCTGTTTAAGTGCCTGTAATTCTTTCTGTAATGCCCCAAATTCGTCTTTTGTTACAAAAGCGGATAAATCCATAGGCTTAACATTTTCAGGGGCATTTACGGGCGTTTCCTGTGTTCGCTCAACCAAGTCATAAATCTTAAATACGGGTGGTTCAAATTGTGAAATAGCTGTTTTGGTATAGAATACCAACGGCTTATTCTCGTCCTTAAAGATGATTGAGTGTCCGTATGCCACAATATAATTTCGGGCATCCTGTTCACTCTGAACCGAAACGATCATATTGTCCTGTATAGGCGTTGTAGGCATATTCACATTTGCCTGAAACGGATTCTGGTACTGAAAAGGATTTCGATAATCATACATAACTTAGTCCTCCATGCTAAAGAAATATAAAACAGGGGAATCACAAGAGTTCCAAACGTCAAACCAATCACCGTGAATCACGCAAACTGCGTGTGTACCCGTCCCGATAATATACGTTCCGTGTGGATGATCTTCGCAAAATTGCTTAACTGTATAGCACATAGGGCAGGTGTCTATCAGCGTATGCCTTTTAAATCCTCTATCGATAAGATACTGTCCCCATACGCCATTAGCATTAGGAATTTGCTTATCCATATAGCCATCAACAAAAAGCTCAACATAAACATCATCCCAAGACTTGCCCGTAGCAAGCGAAATCGCCCGAATAACGCAATCATCAGTTATCAGCTTATGGGGATTAGGGTTAGCGAATACATACATCTTATGCCTCCTTTGTTTTTCCAAATTATGACATAAAAAAAGAACCCTGACCTGCAGGGTTTCTGTCTAAAAACATCATAAAAACTGTTGAAAATTTGCATTTTGAACAAAAAAAAGAACCTCACCGATAAAAGTGAGGTCCATAAGAGAAAATGTTATATATAAGAACTTTATTCGCAGCCACCACAACAACCATTTGTCAAAGCATCTTCGGTTTCAAATATTTTATATATTTCATCAGCATATTTGCGGTATTTTTGGGGTAATCGATTCACATAATATTTTTCGCTATTTTTGTTAGTATCAAGATATACGCCATCTTCCCAAAATCCGCCAAACATACAGTTATTTTTCTGACCAAATGGTTGCCAGCCAAATGTGACTTCTTCCCCATCAATAGATAACGTAAGTGTTCCGAAACAATATACAGGATAAGCTCCATCATAAGATATAAATTTTACATGATTCCCCATATCGTTCTCTCCCGTTTTAATTATTCACAATCTATATTTTCACTCGGTATCTCTCTAATCCTGTCACCGAGTAGTTTAATAGCGTCCGGGCGGTTAATTTCGCCTTTAGCGATCCATTCCATGATCGTAGCCAATACTTTTTGTCTGCTCACAACATCATCCATAGGCGCTTCCTCCGTTGTTTTTGGATGATTATAATATGGAATTGAGCCCAAGTCAAATTAACATTTTATGAATAAACGGTAACGGCATGAGAAATTTCATACCGCTACCTCAACCTTTTCCACACATGGCGGATAGGCAATTTTAAACTAACGGATAGAACTTTATCTCGGCATTGTCGGACGCTGATACATACTCACATTGCATACCCTTTTCAACCATGATTTTCTTACTTTGGTTATCACGATCCGTATATTTGCTAAGGGTAAAATACGTCTGACCACTTGCTCCGTATATCTTCACCTCAGCGTGTTCAATGCCATCGGCTTTAAATTCAAGCGTCACATAGCCTTTGGTGGGGAACACGAACTTATTATCACCAACGTACTTATGGTCAATGACGATTACTTTACCAAAATCGTTGCTCTCCGTATCAGGTTTATTGTCCCAACGCTCCATGTCTTCTTCTGTAATACATGAAGTATAAAACGGTAATTCTGAAACATACGTAATACCATCACCCATTTTGGAACGTGGATAGTTTATCTTTCCCTCAGTACGATAATCTGTATATACGTATTCCTGTCCTTTTACTGAAATGAAGTCCGGCAACTTCGCCCATTCAGCCATCGTATGTAGAACACGCTGTTGGCAATTACCACAAAAGGGAAACTGCTGAGGGTAGTTGGCTTTTCTTACGTTCTGTCGTAATACCTCATCTATCTTTGCCCTCATCTTACGTTTTACAAATGCTACTTTGGAATCGGAACAAGTCAACGCAAAAGCCAATTCAATATCTGAAGCATCTTTTATTTTCATTTCAAAACAAGTCCGTTCTTCATCCGTAAACGAACACTGTGTCCTAAACAGATTGAGTTCGTCTAATGTAAATTCTGAAATTTTCATGCTGCACCCTTCCTTTTGTGTTTAACCTTCCCAGATAAAACCTAATTTCTCGGCGGTTTTCTTACCTATAGTTCCTGTTTCATGCTTTAAGCCGTTATCATACTTGAAATTCTTACTTGCAATTTCAGTATTCTTGCCAAATACCCCGTCAATCGTACCGGGATTGTAACCCTTTTCGGTAAGCAATGCCTGAGCTGTCTTAACATCCTCACCCGTCATATAAGGGTCTGTAAGTTTTAATTCCCTGCGGAGTATAGGCTTTTCGTTAAGATCAATCCACCAATCAGGGCGGGCAGCTTTAGTCCACTCACGCTTGTATAAGTCAGTCATTACAACCCCATATGCAGTACCACGGGCTTCGATAACCATATCGTCACCGATAGCATAGCCAACATGACCAAGGGATTCAGTAAATACAAAATCGCCCGCTTTGACCAAACTCAAAGATTTAACTTTTTCAGGGATGGAGTTATAAAGTTCTTTCGCTGTCATGTCGTACTTGAATATTTTGCCCGTTTCAATCAGCCATTTCATGCCTAATCCAGAACAATCAAAGGCTAAAAGCGTCATAATATCTACGCCTGCTTCTAACTTCTTTTTGAGCAATGTAAGTACATTCTGGATAAGTTTAGGATCATTCTTTTCCATAGCACAAAGTCTGTCTAATAAACTGACAAACTTGTGTCCCTGAGCCCCTAAAACGTACATATTGCCAAGATTCGATACAAGGTAAGTCTTAAAATCATCAAATTTAGCTGTCGCTTTCGCCATTGCCTACCTCCTTGTTGTAATTAACTGTAGAAACGCCGATTAAAGTACCGATAAGAGTACCAACGGCTGACAAAATGGTTGTAATCACATTAATGGTATGAGCGTCCACTTCTAACGCTCCGAGTACCACCGATAAGAATGTTACAATCGCAGGAATAGCAATTAAAGCTATCCATTTCAGCACATCATACCAAGAATTTTTGAGTTTAATCATCATCATTTCCTCCTTTCAGAATAGCGAGGAAAAGCACGGCAAGAACCGCCCATAATACTATAATCAGAACAACTACCATGCTTTACCTCCTTAAAATTTTGGTTTTATTGGATTATCCGTTAAGGTAAAGAGAATAATCGGACATTTCATCAAAACCACATCCGTCATTCGTAGGCTTTACCTCTTTTATTTCTTCATTAAGTTGATTTTCGCAAAATTCAGTCAACCACTTTTTCAAGCCTTTAATTTCATTAAGTTGAAAATAGGAAAAACTCCCATCTGGTCTAATATGCTTTATAATACAAGCAAGTATTTCTTCCACGTTTTCATATTCCATCATCTTTCCTCCTAAAATGGTTATTTTATGGGGTTACGCTAACGGTGTAAATAATGCCGTAAATGAACCCGTACTTGATGTGGCACGGACATAACATTTCATACCACGTTTTACAAAAAGGTTTTGTACGGTAACTATGCTCGCTACGGAAGTATCGCATCTTAATCCGCATATTAGATTATCGTTTGCACCATACACGTTCATAATTATATAGTCATCAACATATACGCCTGAGTTAGCCAGACTAATATATCCATCTGACGGACATACATATTTATTAGATGATGTATTATATATCATTAAATTAACCTGTGTACCCGCATCATTTGCACTTACCTTATCCCCCAACTCATTAACGGTTTCGCCCAACTGTGCCACATCACTTAAACTTGCCAACTCGCCATTGTGGTAGTCAAGGGCAATCGTTGTTCCGTTAGTGCTGACATAAGCATAGTCTTTTAGTAGAGATATTTCATGAGGTGTGAGTTGAATAGTAAAGGGTGTGGCAAGAGGATATACAATTTGCATTTTCGTGGTAAAGGCTTGTATCTTTGCAACGGTATCGAGTGAATATTGATTAATTACATCTAAAAGATAAATTTTATTATTTCCCGAACCAAATAAAATATTTCCACTTGAATTACCCTGTGCAAGTTTAGAACATATACCGCTTTGGTTTACACCTAATTTCATATCGGTTTTCTCAAACTGTGCATTTCCGTTTGTACTATTTAACGTCCATATTTCTGTCCCGTCAAAAGTATAATAGCCACTATCAACTATAAATTCTCCCGTCCTAACATCTAACGTCCCGCCATACACGGTCTGCCCTAAGGATTCCGATATAGATGTGGCTTTATCGTAGGGAACGTAAGTTATAGCCGTATTGCCCTCGTTTATACATACATTCGTCTTTCCATCCCTTACAGATGCTCTTAAATAAAATGCGTTGACGGGTGATGTTGCCGTAAATCCTGCCGTAATTGAAGTTGCGGATATAAATTCTTTCGCTTGATTGTACCAACATATACAAGCGGATGTTGCACCCGATAATTCGGTAAAATAATACGCAGTATTTGGCTTTACAACAATATATTGTGTAATATTAAATGTTCCCGGATATTCAGAACCATCATTTCTTAAAAAATATCCCGTTACCGAATATGTTCCATCAAACAGATTCTTCCCACATGATAAAGCCTCGATTTTATCATAGCCGCTTATCGCACGGATATTACTCGGTGAGGGTGTCCCACTTCCTGCCTGTATCGGTTCAAGCGTGATTATAGGATTAGCCGCTAATTGGTTTGACTTTAATCCGCTGATTGAAATAGGGTTGCCGCTTATACTTGTGGTGGTGGTGTTGATCTTGTCTACTTTAGCTTTATCGGTGTTATCGTAGTCATTAGTTGAAAGTCCCTTGCCGTTGACTTTATCAACTTTTCCAGAACCATCATAAACCTGTGTTTCAGTACCATCTATCCTAATGTTTCCATTAGTAGTGCTTGATTCAACTTTGTTAGCACCTGTACTAATTCCGGCAAGTTTATTCTTTTCGGTAGTGGTATAATCCTCTGTAGACAATCCCTTGCCATTTACCTTATCTACTTTGCCCGCAAGGTTCGTAGTGACATTATCAACGATCCCTTTTGCCGTAGCGTCATAATCATATGTCGAAAGACCTTTACCGCTAACCTTGTCAACCTTACCGTCTAACAGATTGCCAACCTCGGTTTTAGTGTAGTAGTTAGCGATCGTAGTGTTAAAGGTAGATGATGTTACATAGTCAGCCAAAGCCGTAGACAAGTCTGTAGTGGTAACATAGTTAGACAGGTCAATTTCTGTACTGCCTAAAAGTTCCCAAGTGTTATCCTGCCAAATATATTCGTCATAGACATTGTTCGTAAGTGCCGTAGTTTTAGGGACAAGATAGATAACGTTAGGCTCACCACTTGCAGGAAGTGTAGTAACCTTTTCAAACCTGCCATTAACCGCTGCACTTATGAGGTTATTAACCTCGGTCTGAGTATAGGTATCAGATTTCAGATAGTAGTTAGCAAGGTTATTGACTGTATTAGTGATAAATGAATCGTCATTCTGCAAGTCACTTGTCTTTGTCGGAACGGCAATATTGATAGCCTTATTACTATCCTGATTCAGCGTAAAGCTATCTACGTTTTGCCCGTTCTTCTGGATAGTGATTGTATTATTATTGATCGTAGGAATATCACTTACGTCAGCTTTGTTATCCCAAGTTGATTTTTCTGTATCAGTTACAAGCCTATGCGTAGCATCATCTGATAAGTCAGCGAGGTCAGTAGGTATGTCAGATGTTTCAGCATACCCGGTAAGATCAATATTTGCTTCTTTGGTAACAGGATCAACAACAGATGTTCCATTAACCTTAACATCCGCAACATCACCGCTACCACCGCCACTTTCATCAGCGTTGACAAACTTTTCCTGTGTAGCGTCCCACTTCAAGACCTGACCATTCTGAATATTGTCAACCGCTACATCTGACAAATCTGTGATGTTTTCAGGGATATTGCCAATAGCAGTTTTATCTTCATTCGTAAAGTTATTATCGGTATGCACATAATCGGCATCCTGAACATAGTTATCATCATTATCTAACTGTGATAATGCCGTGGGAATATCAGAAGGGTCAGCCTTGCCGTTCCAATTCTGTATTTCAAAAGTAGTAACAGTGTTATGGTAATCATCACTGCGTAATTCCCTTAAAAGCGTAGGGACTGTTACATAGGCTTTTCTGCCCTCGACAACGCTCTGACCATTCTGGAATACGTCAAGAACACCGCCACCGCCACTACCGAACTGTATCTCACCTTCTAAAGTGGCACGATCACTCATTTCACCCGATAACACGCCATGTTCATCTAAAGTGCCTTCAAGAGTTCCGTAATTTTCAGCCATTAGTCATGCACCTCCAATTCCGTACCGATAGTAAACTGCTTATTCTCCTTGATGGTAAAATGCTTATCATCAGCCGTAACAACTTCAACCTCATAGCGATATACCATGCCATTAGCCAGGTTCTCGGTATCTGACGGGAATAACTCTAATGTAGCCTTGTTTTCCTCAACGTCAACAGCAAAAATCTTTTCAAGAACTGTTTCTGTGTTGATTTTCAGGCGGAAATACACGTTATCTCCGTTCTCAAACTGATAATCCTGTGTACGTCCTTCTTCATCCTTGTACTTCAAGTTCTTTACGTCCAGATAAAGCGTGTCCCCCCTTGTCAACCACATATTATCTTCCCTGTCTTTTTTAAACATGATACCATCCTCCTGTTAGTTATTTTAAAGCGTTGTATATTGCCGAAGCCACATTATTGTACTGTGCGTTTGTACCCATTTTACTGATATTGCATTGATATTTACGTCCTGACCATCTTTCACTATGAGCCCAAACTATAAATGTGGGATAACCCTTCTTTGCTCTATTATCTAATATGAAAAACAATGCAACAGATGATTCAAAATTGCTGTCGGCACGTCCGAAACTACCCGCACCCGAAGTATAACCGCTAACCCATTCTCCGTTGCTCTTGTAATAGTCCGTATTATCTCTTGATAAATTACCGCTAACCCATAGCCATTCAAGTTTAAAATCTTTAGCTATATAGTAACTTGTAGACGGACGTGAACCTGTTTCGGGATATGTACCGTAATAAGTCCTGAACTGTAACGGATATTCTACGAATTGGTGACTATATAAGCCTTCAACTGCGGGATAGTTTTCCACATCAAACCATATTGATGTTTCTGACGGATTATTCTCTAATACTTGCAAGATTTTTTCTTCCATCCATGACGGGAAATTGTAGTTGAATGTTCCGTTATCCGACTTGAACTGTTTGGCTATACTAAACCTCGGTACGGGGGCTGTAACCTCATACGAAAACTCATCACTAACCGACTTATCCGTGAATATTGCAAAATAGTATTTAGTGCCTATAGTCTTGCTTATGCCTTCAACCTCTACAGAAGTGGCTGTCGGGTCAATGTCTACAACATAGCCATCATTCACATCAGCCGGTATTCGGTTTTTCTTGAATACAAGTTTAACATACTCATAATCACCTTGCGGAATATCATACGATACCTCAACGCTTGCACTCGGAACGGGGGATAAAGCAAATTGTTTATACTCGTTAAAATCGGAAAATATCGGAATATCTAATTCGGAAGTGATTTCTTTACTCGTATTCAATCCTGAACTTATGATACCTGAGGTTAGCAATGAAGTATTGGAAAATTCTACTGCATTTGAAGTAATAGTATAAAATCCATTATTCGGTTTGTTGTAATTTTGTGAAGTAGCATTTATCCATTCAGAATCTTGTGAGCGTTTAAATTGTGTTTGTATCACAAACGCTTCATTAGCAAACAAGCACACATATACAACCTGATTAGAGGAAGAAGGGGAAACGCCCGCATAAATAGCACTGTTACAAATCTTACAACTTTCCGAAGTACTTGCATTATAAGCATTAATCCCGTTAGGGGATGCGTTGTCTGATATAGGACTTTTCCCATCCGTATAATCGGTTATTATTACCCGCCATTCGTCATAATAAGTATTGGCATAAAAATGACATAAGACTTTATCCATATTATGCTATCCTCTCTATGCTATTGATAATCGGAGCTAACAGATATTCCGTAGTATCAACAACCATGATTTTTGTAAATGTAACGTTGCCATTCGTACCTATCGGGAAAATTCCGTAATAGTATTTCTTGTTCTTCTCGATCGTGTTATCTACAAAAGCCGTTTCGCTGTATTCATCCCTTGTAGTGTTTGTAACAAGAACTGTCCCGTCATAGCGGTTAAGCGGAACTGAATCCTCTTTACGGATAACGATTGTACTTCCCCATGTGATAGGTTCGGGTTCGCTTGTGGCTATATCCGTAGGGTCTGACCATTTTACGCTGACTTCCATAGCTGTATCATCATATTCAAGCAATACATCCGTAGGCTCTGCTAAAAACCGCTTGCCTGCGTTTCGCATGATCTCCAAAAAACGTTTATCATGCTCATTGTCAAAAGTGCTGATACCATCCGCACCCTGTCCGCTTGTACCTATATCCTCAGAAGATTCATTACCGTGGTATTTACCATTTCCCTTGTATTTAGGCTGTTTACGATTGCCCTTGCTTGTATAGGTATCAATCATACTTCCTAAACCTTTTAAGTGACGTTCAAGGACGTATGTGTTATATGTACCTATATCACCCGTAACGGCTACATTATCGCCAACCTCTATACACAAATCACCTACATGGTCAACATTCATAGGAGCATAACGTCTATGTGTTACCTGTTCACGGATATTTGCTACCACAGCTTTTAATTCGTCAACTCCACCCGGTTTAGAAAAAATACCCGTCAGTACAAAGTTATCAATAATGCTGTAAATGGACGGACGTTTATAGGATGATGAACCAACATTCGGGATCAATTTCTTGCCATCCTCATTAAATACGGCTACATAACCTATGCCCCATACGGCAAAATCCTCATATGTTGTAGGCGGTTTCCTGAAATCATCCGTAACAGTAGCAACCGTGGTTTCATCATACTTAACAAGGGTTTTGTATTGAAACTTACCATCCCTGCCTATATGACCAAATACGCCGTTTGCAACAAGTATTCCCGACAAAAAGAATCCAAATGTAATGCTGTCAGTTTCAATGTTTTTAGGTATCTGGACTAAATCGTTTACAAGAGTTACATCTTCCTGCTCAAACGGGTAATCGTATTCAGATACAAATTCAGCAAACAGGCTATCCCTTAAATTCTTAATGGATATGTAGTTAGCGTTCTTGAATATCCCGTTATACCACTCGGTTATATCCTCGTTGTAAATGAAATATAAAGCGTCATACAGGACTATATTTCGTAAGCGTCTATCATTTGTATATTTGTCAGATTCACAAACATACTGACCAACCTGAAACAGTGTATCGCTGTCACCATTAAAGTAGATGTAGATGTTTACCATCTTGCTATAGTCCGACTTTTTTAGGTTCGGGATATTAGCAGCGTTCTTTATGGAAAACTCAACTTTAGCACTTTCCATCAAGCCCCAGGTAAGATCAGCAGCCGAACATAACTTTTCATCAAGGTTAAATGAATCTATCTTTATATCATCCGTATGTATCTCAACTGTGGCCCCCTCAATTGTAGGGGATGTACCCGTATTGGGAGTAACAGTAGCGTCACTATCGACTATCAGAATATCTTTAGTCTGCTGTGACTTGTAAAACAGGTTTCTGTAAGCGTAATCTATCATGCTGTCACCCCTTAATCTGCTGCTGTGGTAACGCCACCGATAAATGCCAACCGGCAAGGATCGTACTTAATCTCTGTAGCGGACGCAAGGTACATCTGTGGTTTAAAGTCAGCCATATACCCCCTCTGCGTTACATAAGTGTCATATTCAGGGATATAAGCCGTTATGTCACACTCCCTTGCGTATTCCTTGCCCGATATAAATTCTGCCCGGATATTCGCTATCAGCGTTGCAAATTCCGTATTGTTAAGCATTGCCTTTGTATCAAACTCAACCTTTAAGGCTTTCAGGGCTACCGCATCCCTATGCAAATAGCCCTTTGCGTCCGTCCAAGGTTCATAGTCCTGCATATTAACATAAGCATAGTAGCTGTCAGCTTTTATCATGCTCAAAGGTATTGTATAATTACCAATCTTGATTAAATATCCTGCGTAAGCCATATCCTATCTCCTTATGCAAATGCACTTCTTCCATGTGTCTGTTTCTTGTACTTAGAATCTTCTTCCATCATCACCGTAAACATTCCGTGAGGATCACCCTCGATTCTGAATACCACCTCGGTCTGACCGTTAGCTGCTGCCTGATTAACAGCATTAGCCATCTGTGTCATAAATGCGTTATTTGCATCCATATTGCCGTAATTAAAGCTGTTTCCAACAGTAGGTCTGCCAAGATTCATTGACGGGATATTAAGTCTATAATCAGAAAATGCGGCTTGCATTTTCATCACCATGCTATCCATAGCACTCACAACTTCTGGTGTATCTTCTTTGATTCCGAGTGCCACGCCTTCGGGTATGTATTCAGCCAGATCACGATATTTCTTTGAAGGTGAACTGATCCTTGTTTCGGTTACTAATGGTGTTTCTATACCGTACTTCTCCATGTAACTTACGGATTGTGCAACAACGCCCGTGCCACTGTAAACACCACCTGCTACGCCAAGGTCTACATTTAAGCCAATACCCTGTGCTTCTTTGATAATGTCAGTTTTTAAACTGTCTATTGCACCAAGAATGTTTCCACCATTCTCAATAACATCACCAAGATTGTTCAAAGAACTATTAATAGATTCAGGCAAGTTGTTATTAAACAACTCTGACAGCGAATCAGTAAGTCCCTTAATATCGTTCCTTGTCATTCTTGCATGATTAGCAACACCGCTTTCCAAAGTATAGAAAGCCTTGTCAATCTTTGTTACAACCCCTTCGGGATTCCATAACAGCTCACCATTTCCGGCAAGAGTAGCGTTCTCAAAAGCACTTTCCATCTGTACTCTTAACTTTGCCATGAGATTGATAAGTTCAGGTGAATTATCAATAATCGCCTGTTTAATAGCCTCCATTGTACCTTGTACTTCTTCGGGTACTTTGCCTTCTTCTAATCCCAAGAACGAATTATTGATACTGTTAAACATATCGCTCATATCACGTCTTGTAACAGTATGTCCGTTCTTTATCTTCTTATCAATCTTTCCCATTACTGAATCAACAGCTTCAGGAAGTTTCGGGCTATCAATTAATTTAGAGTTTTTATCATTAGCTTCTGTAAGAGCATCTTCAATGCCGTCAACGGTAGTTTTTGTGACCTCATTATATTTCTGCATATAATAATCATATTGGTCATTTATATCTATCCAATCACGCTGTATCTCTTGCAAATAGAAAACATTAGATTCATATTCAGAAGCCAACCTGTGAAGGCTTTTAGCAGCTCTTTCAGCTTCTTTAGAAGTATCACGTCCACCTTTTTCAAATACGGCTGTACCTGCTTCAAGTCTTGAAATCAAATCTTCCGAAAAACCATCTTCTCGCAAAATTCGCTTTGCTTCTTCAAGAGCCGCCTTGCTATCGTTTACCTTCTGCTCTAACCTGTCATAATCAATCTGCATCTCGTCTTTTCGTGATGATAGATCAACAAGATTCTGGAGATATGCCTGCGATTGAATATGTGCTTTTTCTTTTTCTATAAGTTTTTCAAGTGCTTCTGTTTCGCCCGTGTATGCACCTGTTACCTTGTCTATCGAATCAGCAAGCTCAGGCATTATCGAAACAAGTTCATCCGAATAAATCTTCAAGAGTGCTTTAGAAGCGTCTGATAAAGTATCATATGACCCTGAAAGCGTTATAACCTGTTCGGCAAGCCAATCAAGGTTCATTTCCTTATCTTCAACTTCGCCCATTCTCATTTCGATATTGACAAGTAATTCCATGGTGTCAAGATGTTTTTCCTCAACCCATCTGTTACGGTCAAATGCTATCTGACGTACTACATCAGGCTTTGGTTCGTTCAACTTTGCGGCTATGATATTGATTAAAAACGAAAGTCCAAACGAAACAGTAAATACTAAGCCTGCATGACCGAATCCCAATGCACCCGCTACAGATGTAAACCCGGCTGCACCCAAAAGAGAACTGATTGCCGTTTTAGCCAAACTCTGTAAACTAAGTGCCGTATATTCGCCCTTTTTAACGTCTTTAATATTATCAATAGTCATTGAAACGGCTAAACCTATTTCAATAGCTCCTAATCCGGCTTTAGCAAAATCTATCTTGTTGGTCTTAAAATAATTTGTGACAGTTTTTGTAATCCTGCCTTTAAGCGTAGCCCCAAGACCTGTAAATTTCAGTAATCCAAAAGCGGTAATCAATGCAGTTTCAAAAGGAGCTACACTAAACGAACCACTCCAGATATTAAATGCTGCCTGTATAGCTTCTCCAACAAGATTCCCTACGCTTGACAAAATATCTTTCCACTTGATACCCTCGATAAACTCACCGATTTTCTTGCCAAGGGCTTCCCAATCCACATCATCAATAGCATCTGAAACGAAATCAAATATCGATATAACAAGATCAGAAATATCTTCACCCGCCTTAAAGAAATCACCAATATGGAAATCTTCAACAATTTCCTTGATAGGTTCTAATGCCCTACCAATATTCTCGGCTATTTCCTGAGCCTTACTCTGCATCTTGTCATATGCTTCATCCCAGACACGTTCATATTCTTCTGTGGCTTTCAAAATTTCATTAGTAAGGTCTATCTGGTCAGCCAGACCGCTAACACCTTTGCTCTTATCTCCACCGATAACCTTTAACTCGTCAAATTCACGGATTCCCTTTTTGGTTTCTTTCATTGACTTGTTAAGATCATCTACAGCCTCAGTATCTTCTTCTATTACGTCCGAGAATCCCGTACCAAATTCATCAAGGGTTAGTTCAATTCCTAACAGACCTGCTATGTCTACCAACAGGGTTTTGATTGCTATAGACAATCCGTTTATCCAAGGTAGTGTTTTCTGCATTATCGGGACAAATAACTGTCCTAATACTGTTCCTGTTTCAGCAAAGTTGTTTTTCAGCATACGGAGCTGATTAGCCGGAGAATTGATAGTATGAGCCAAATCGCCCCAGGCAACCTTACTCTGGTCAAGGATAGCAAGCAATCTTAACTGTGCTTTTTCAGCCTGTGTCATTTCTGATACGGCTTTATCTATTCCTGCTGCGTAAGCGTACTGTTCAAGTGTAGCCTGTGTTAAATCAATACCATACTTGTATAACGCCCTTGCCTGTCCTGTTAAAGCCGATTGTAAGTTACTTGCTACCTGTTCATAATCCACATTGCGGAGTGAACCCATATCAGCCGCCAACATACTAAATGCTTTAGCCGTAGCCGTAGACACTTCCTGTGCCTGTCCCATAGCGTTTGTAATACTTGCTATGGATGCCTGATACTGTGTTATCTCCGTTAAGTTAAGTCCAAGTGATTTAGCATTAGTAGTCTTAATAAGCCTATCTTCAAGGTCAAGTTCCAGACCCGACATTTGTTTCATCTTGCGTTTCATTTCGGATGTAAACGCATCAGCATATTCATCCGCACTACCAACGCCCGCTTTGTGGAACGTATCAGTTCCTATCTTTTCAGCGACTACATCAAAGTAGTTATATGCTTCAAGATAATCAGCAGCCGCCATAAATGCTTTTTTAAGCCCTGACGCTGCCCTCATTGCTATCCAAAATTCCGCATACATCTTACCGATAGCACTTGCAAGACTTTTAGAGCTTCTTGTTGCCCTTCTTGCCGAACCGTCAAAACGATCTAATGAACTTTTGATAGAGTTAGATGCTGTACCAATCGAACTACCTTGTGCTGCAAGGTTAGAAAGACTATTGACAAAATCTATTATGCTTTGGTTGATTTCGGGAATTTTAGAGAATGTTTTAAGTAGATGCCCTAAAGATTTTTCAAGTTTGGGAATGTTTGCGATCGCTCTTTCAATGTTCTTGCCGCCTAACTTTCCCAATGCTAATATAAGCTGCTTAACATTATCGGTTACGTTTGCCGTATTAGCCATGCCTGCTATAGCATTTGTCAATCCTCCGAGTGAAGTTGCAATAGTATCTATCCCGGCAGTATTGATAGCTGCTAACTGACTAATATTAGTCACTATATGCTTATAGCTGCTTTTATTAGTCTTACTGTTCATGTATTCAACTACAGTACCGAGATTCTGTAAGCCAAATGCCAACTGATTAAGTTTGCCTGTTTCAATCTGAGCAATGCTGACGGAAAGATTGTTTAATCTTTGGGCTAATTTATCAATGGCATTATAAGCCTTTTGCGATTCAGCATTTATTTGTAGCGTTAAGGTTTCTAAATCTGCCATTGTAGTAATCCTCCGTTATTGATGTTCCCTTTGCCAATTTTTAGCCCATGTTTCAAGTGATGCCATTAGAAGTTTATTGTTGTCTTTTAGCTTACGTTTTTCGTTATCCTCGGCATCAAGCCTTCGTGTAAACGGTTCTTTAACGTATTCGGAACGTGCCTTATATCCGGCAAGGTTATGTTCAACCGCTGTAGCTACAGCCGATTCGATATACATACCTAATTCCCAATTAGATTGATCGTCTAACCGTTTACGGATTTTTTGTGCTTCAAACACATATTCAACTTCTACAGGGCAAGCGTCTAAGACTTCCTGTTTGGTAAGTCCCAAGGCTACATACATAGGGAGCAATTTTTTATAGAAAAGTTCTGTGTATGTTATTTCTTCTGTGCTTTCTTCTTCTGCCTCTCCGTAATCTGAGCTATCGCTTTCTCGGATTTCGTGAGAAGATCGCCGAAAAAACCCTCTGCAAGTAACTCACTTGCTACTATGCCGAACACATCCATAAGTCCGTGGGTTTCTTCCTCTGTACCCTCGTCAAAGTAATCATCAAGGATGTTTCCTACTTCTTCAAGGTTTTCAACCGGGTTATACTTCTTGAATCCTTCAAACAGCAATTCTCTTGTTACTGAGAAAAGCCTGCGGGTAAACTCATTATCCTTTGTAGTACCCGTTTCACCTCTAAGGATTCCCATTATTTCGGAAGTCCTATCCAGAAGATCAGTATCACAAAAACTGTTATATCCGAATTTAATCTTGTACTCTGTACCATTTACCTGTAATGTTGTCATATTTTTTTACCTTCCCTTTTAACATTTGTATTATCCTTTAAGGGAAGGGGCAGCTTTCGCCGCCCCATTCCATTTTAGGGGTTTCTATAAAGCAAAAGCCGTTTCATCAGCTAAATGCAACCTTTGTATCCATTCCCTTAGGATCAACGATAACCAACGGGAACTCTACGGTCATAAGACCATTCTGTGCCATTTCAGGCATAGGTATTGCCTCAGGCGGCTGTGCAACTACAAAGAACGCCTTTGTAAGGTTAGGAGCGATTGTTTCAAACCACATATTCTTACCTGCTGCCTTAGCCTCCTGGTAAGCAGCTATAAGGTCTGACCACTCGTCCTCTGTTTCGTCTGTAAAGTTTACTGTTACAGTCCAAGTACCACCTGTTTCACCACGTCCTGCAACGGTCTTTGTTACATAATCCTCTAATGCTGACGCATCAATGGTAGCGGGATTAACAGTAATTCCACCGATTGCATTAATTCTGTGGAGCTGTGTAAATGTAGCGGGCTTCTGTCCGGCGGTCGTTTCTACACCGTATCCAAAAGTTACGCCAAGAGTTGATAAACCCATTATTGTAGCCTCTGACATTTCTTTATCCTCCTTGTGAGTAATAAAAAAGCAAACCCTTTAAGGTCTGCCCTGTTTTAAAAGTTTATTTCTTCATTTCCACCGATAACCCGTCTGTAACGTGCTATCATTGTATATGTATCAGAAGTTTCTCTATTGATCTCACCTCTGAATATCACATTAAAGCGGAGTTTCTTAAAGTTTTCTAACACCGCAGAAGCCAACTTACGCATACCCGCAAGTCCGTTATCAGCTCCGCTCTTTGCTATAGTGATATGCACCTCAAAGGTTGCCATCAACGCATTAACGGTAATATTGTCAAGATCAGCACCAATTTCGGGGCTATCCAACATTTTGATAAAGATTGTGGGTAAAGAGGGTTCATCATCCAACTTTTCCTGTTGAGTGATATATAAGTCCGGGTAAGTGGTTTTTAAGGCATTTTCAAGCCTTGTCTTAATGATTGTGTATATCTTAGGTTCGATACTAAATACCCAATCAGTCTGAGCCATATCCGAACACCTCCCTTGCTGTAGCTTCAACTTGTGTTATTATTTCTATTACGGCATTGTGCAACGGTCTTGTGGGCTTAATACCCGTAGCAACGTGCCAATTACCACTTAAATCCATGTAATACCAACTATCTTCAAATGCGTGTGTTTGGTTCGGGAAAGTACCACGTCCTATCTGTTTTCCGTCAGGCAAGGTGTTTGTATTACCATTCTGACCTTCCCAGATAACAGCGTGTCTACCTGCACCAAATTCTGACATAAGCAAGGGTGAAACTTCTGCATGAACTAACTTGCCATATCGCATCCACTCGGCAACAATTACGCTTGTTTCCTGTGCTACTATCGTAACCCCGTCAAGATCGTTCTGCTTTGTGAACGTAATATACTGTCCCATGTTGCCAACCGACAACGCTGCAGCAGCAATTCCCTTGTCAGCTAATCTCCGTAAAACTGTATGGATTTTAGTCTGAAACTCAATCCCATATTGTTCTACTTCAACAGCCATTTTCTTAATGTCAGCCGAATTAAGTTTCGCTTTGATTACCATTCTTCACACGCCTTTTCAAAATAGCTTTGGTCTGATTCAGGCTATTCCTTACAGCCACAACGCTGTAGTCTGCTGTAGACCCGTCATTTGTAACCGAGGGTGGAGCTGTTTCAAACCATATAAGACTTGTTTCGGTTATCGGGATTGCGTTCTTATTCGTCACAATAATAGCGTCATAAGCCGACATATCTAACCCAAACTCAACGTCTGTGGAATCACCGCCGGAAAAACTGATATTTCCAAGGAACTCAACAGGCGTATCATAACTTAACTCATAATCGCCATTGTCAATGTAAACAGTTTCACCATCTACAATGATCGTTTCCTCGGACGTTACAGCCGTTCTTTCGGCTTTCAAGGCGTAATAGATTGTCTGCTTATTCTTCCTTAATGTCCGCATAATCAAGCACCCTCTAACTTTTCAATCCTTGATAATAAGTGTTTTAATGTTGTTTCCTGCTCTATCTGTTTTTTCTGGACTTCCTGAAAGTTTTTACGCATATCCTGCATTTGTAATTTAATATCATTTGCAAAATCTGTGAAATTCTTTGTCAAGGAATCCATTTTCACGTCAAGCCTTGCAATGATCTCGGCTTTCTTTGCCACATCTTCATCATCAGCCCGTTTTTTAGACTTAACTCCAAAGAAAACGGCAAACGAAACAGATACTATAGAAATCAACGTTGCAAGTGTTATCGTAATATCCGGCATACCGTCACCCCCTAAAAGATTTTGACGAAAGCATGAACATCACTTAACAGCTTGTTTCTATCATACCAAGTCCTTGATACAGAATTTTCGGAATGATTTTTCTGTCCCTCAGCCCCACTCTGGTTGTAATCGTATCTTGCAAGGTTTGTGATGGTGGTAAAATACCGGGTAGACAGTTCCTCCAGTATTTTTTCTTCCGTGTAATGGCTGTTGCCGTATTCACGTCTACCCATTACATCCCTTATCGCAAGATCAACCTTACTAGCCAAAACATTAGCATCAAAGCTATCCTCATTCTCTAACTCTGACCGCAAGAGGCTTGTTATCTCTGTTTTAAGCGAACTAATATCAACCATTCGTCAGCCTCCCATAAAGGATAATAGGGGCATTAAGCCCCTACTATCATGCCTTAGCTGTTACTGTAGTAATACCTGCCTTGACAGCCTTGTAATCTCCGTCAACTTCGGCTACGCAGATTTCCTTGCCTGTTGCAGCGGTAATATCACTTGTTCCATCCCATGTAGTCCAGCTTCTAAGATTCTGTCCGTAGGTAGGGAATGTAACATCAGTAGCTACCTTGTACTTGTAGCTGTTGCCGCTTGTAAGTGCAGGGCTTACAGTAATAGCGGTATCGCCAACTGCTGTACCTGCTGCTGAACTTACAGTAAGGTTATCAAGTGAGTGTTCGTTGCCATCAAATGCGATTGTAGCCATTACGATTGCATCGGGCTGAGGAAGGATAGGTACGATAAGTCCGCTTGCCTTAGTCCAAAGAGCCACAGGATCAGGTGTCTGCCACTGAGCCATGGTAACATACTGCTTAGAGTTCTTTTCACTGTAAGGTGCATATGCAAGCTCTTCAGGAGTAGGACCCCAAAGACCGGCACCGTTATTTCTCGAAGTCATAACGAACTTGTTCTCAGCAAAGAATCTCGCCTTAGTCCTTGTAACTGCACCGTTGCTTACGCTCTCGGTTGCGTAAATGTCCTCGTCAACGATTATTGAAAAACCAAACTTACGCTCCATGAGATTGTTAAGCTGTACCTCATCAATATAAGCGCCAACACCAAGCGCTGAATTGATTGCGATCTGGATATACTTGTTCTTCTGCATATAGCGAACGATCTTTCTCGACGTTACAACAGTGTCGGGATTCTGACCGTTTGCTGACGCAACGTCTACCATTTCCTGTATGTCCGCAAGAATATCATGTTCGGGTGAACCCCAATCATAAGATTTCTTGTTTCCGGAAGGAACGCCAAAGTCAACGGTCATGTTAAGATTGTTCTCTGAAATGGTAATGATACCTGTTGTAAGAACATCCATCTTCATCTTCTCAGCCCTTGCAATTACGTTGTTTGCAAGTCTGTTCATATCGTCAAATACTGTTCTTACAAGTCCTGTCTTTGCTACGCCATGATCCAGCATGAACTGTGTACGCTCAGACTGATTGATCTTTTCTTTAACAAGGAACTTTTCAAAGTTGAACTTGTCAAGTCCGGGTCTATTCCCGATTACTGCCTCTGAATCAAATGCGTGTACTTTTGCAAGTGTAGGAAGCTGGTTAAGTGCCGACATTGAATAATACTCTGCTTCAAGATTTTCCGTCTTGATGTTAGGGAAGAGCCTATTGCCGACATAGTTTCTCTCGATTGAGTAGTTCTGGCTGAATGCCAGAAGGTCTTTTGATTCAATTAAACCTAATACGTCTGCCATTGTACTATTTCTCCTTTCCTAAAATCAGACAAACACAATCTCGGTAAGTACAGCCTTCGCAGTGCTTTCAACACTTGCGGGAAGGTTGGCTTCGATTATTCTGCCTGCTACGATGATGGAAATAGGACGCTTTGTATCGTTGCTCATGTCAACATCTTCAAAGCAGATGCCTACTGCATTTCCATTGTTTGAAGGTAACACTGTACCCTTTTTGATTACGCCATTGGTGGCCATTGAATTTGTAGCCTGATAAGTCTTTAAAACAAGGCCTACCTCGCTATCAAGGATGTTGGCACCCTCAGCGTATGATGTTTTCTTGTAAAACATATGTCATTCTCCTTTCGGTGCATATTGGGCGTTAAAACGTTCTGCGTAGATTGCGCCCTCTGATTTTTCTTCGTCGCCACCGCTTGAACCACCCTGACCACCGGGATTTCCGGCGTTTCCTGCAAGTTCAGCCTCTTTTGCGGCTGCGGCATTCTTTTCTCTTGTGGTCAATATCTGACCAAGAGTGTCAAAATTGATTTCCCCATCAGCGGAAATCAGGTTTGTAGCATCATCCCCGGTAATACCAAGGGCTGATAATTTGTTCTGAACTGTCATAGTCTTTAAAGACTTTTCAAGTTCTGCGATCTTAGCGTTTGCTTTTTCTGTGGCTTTGTTTGCAAGCTCAACTTCCGACAATCCCCTGCTGTTTAGCTCTTCAAGCTGCTTCTGCAACTCTGCCACCTTGTCTGCTTCGCCCTTGTACTTATCCGCCCTGTCCTTCTCGGACTTGATAGCACCGTTGACCTGATTCAGATAGTTTGTTATCTGATCCTCGGTGGGTTCTGCAATGCCGCAAGCTACTAAGTTGGCTTTCGCCTGTTCTCTGGTCATAATATTGTCCTTCCTCCCACGCTTTTTTAACACGGGTCGCATCCGCTTCGGGTTTGCTATTTATCGCATAGCTGCAAATTTTTTGTATAAAAAAAGGACTACTTTGTGGTAGTCCTTAGTTTTATTGTATTAATCATATGTCACCGAACACCGGCAATTATTTGTTTCCTCTGGATGATCGTAAGCATTTTCTTCATCCAGGGGGTAAAGCATTTCAGCTTCACCAACATGGAAAAATTCATCAATGCCTATCGTAGCACCATCCACGGCAACGTGTGTGTCCCTGACCCTATTATCATTCAGGGTATGCCATGTTTTAGTGGTTTTTCCGTTCTCTTTGGCCTCTAAATACTCGTCATTGTTACCAACGTTGTTGATCTCGTTCTCGGCTATCATTATTGACCGATCTTCGGAAGTCATAAACTCTACATCAATCTTTTCAAGTGTATGGTCTATTACATCTTCCGCCACACGTTCTATGTGTGCATAATTTGGTCTGTAGCCATATTCCAGAACTATCTGTGAGTATTCAGATATAAGCCGGTTTATCAGTTCTTCCCTTGTAACCTCTGCCGCAAGTGCAAGCAAAAACAGATTTCTAATTACACGCTCAAGTTTTACCGCTGCATTTGTCCGCCGGTTTATTTCGTCTGACGGTATTAACATTTCATCAAAGTAATCCATGATGATCCGCCTTACGGCCATTTCATCAATATCACTTTTAATGGTTTTCAGTTCATCAAGTATTCGTGTTGCCATTCAGATCACCTACAATCTGTTTAGCCTTTTCAACCTGACTATTTAAACCCTGTTTAGCAATCTCACTGTCAATAGCTTCATCAACGGTATGCCATAAAGCATCCAGATAAGGCTTACTCTGGAGATATGTCTTTTCACTGTCAGCCCAAAGACCTGTAACCTTTATCGCAACTAACGGATGTATGCCGGACCTTAACAGGATTTCAAGTGCCTCAGCCTTAATGAGCAAATTATCCGTAGGGCTATGCACGATATGTACGTCATAATCCATTTCGGTAAGTTCACAAGGATTAGGCTTTTTAACCTGTGAAATAACTTTTAAGGCTACCCTGTTAAGCCGCTTATCAGATACGCACACATACGGATCTTTAAGGTTCGCTCTCTGCCTTGCGAAATCCCAACCGTTTCTGAGCTGAACAGCACCTTGCGTATCTCCACCTGTATTGCTCTGACGATTAGGAATAGCCAAAATATCAAGGGCATTATTCCAAATATCGTCCTTGCCTACCTGTGTACCCTCCTGGTTAAGTTCCTGTGTCATTAGGTCAACACTTGCGGTATTCTGACCATTATTTGACTTAACAACAATCGCACCATTCTGTTTCATGGCAAGGAATGAATCTTCGTCCACCTCACAGTTAATGAACTTGAACCATGATTGAACAAACTGAGCAATGCCATCTACACGGTTACTCTGAATCTCATTCACGGCATCAAGCATTGTAATAACCAATTCTATATCCGATAACCTGTCAGCATTATTGGGGTACTCAACTATCGGTATGCCACCAAAAGCATGAATGTTTGTTGAAGTTATCTGCCCCTTCTTGTAAATGTATTCAAGGTAGTCCGAAAAGCACTGATAATACTGTTCTCCGTTCTCGTCCTTTAACTGCTGCATTGACAAAAGCGGTTCAAAGGTTATAGCCGAATAAACTACTATGGTGTTCATGGGTGACGGAGCGATAAGCCTGTAAGGAGCCGCATGAGGTGGTTTCGTCCTTTGGACAGCCTTGTAACCCATACCGACACATGAAGTCCATTCGCCGCACTGTATATCCACAAGATACTTGTTCGCATTACGGTTAAAATCATTAAGTGCATCTACAGCCTTGTTGATCTTCTCGTCATTTTTCAAGCTGACACACTGTACGGGTTCACCGTAGGTCTGTGCGTTTTTGAATGAAACTATCTCAAACGCATGATTCTCAACTACAGGGTTGTTTATATCGTCACGGACAGTCTTGGTTCTGTACAATGCAGGCTGATCGCCTTTGTAGTAATCATGTAGGTAACGGATAGCGGGTCTGTTCCAATTCAACACGGACGCACCCTCTTTAATGATTTTCAGAATGTTGCCGGGTGTAACTTCTGAAAAGTCAACGTATGCTATTTTCCGTCCGTATTTCCCCTGTACTAATTTCTGAAAAGTGTCCCTGTTCATCATAGCCTCCGTTTTGAGCATAAAAAAATCCGACAAGACGTTATATAACGTTATGTCGGATAGTAAAAAAATATAGGCAACTACAAAAGTGCCTTTTCATAGTTTACCCATCATACTCTTTTTAGCACATAGGGTGTAAACTTGTCAAGAACTTTTTTTAAAAATTTTTCAATGTTTTGCAGACCGCCTGTTTTGTAACCCCGTTTGCCCTCGCTGTTTCCATCAGGGACATATTTTTCACATATCGGTCTACAAATACCTTGCGTTTCTCTTTCGGGACCGTAGCTATAGTGCATATCAGCGAACACCGGGACAATCCGTATTCATAGTCAATTTCGGCTAATTCCGCCTCTAATTCCATGATCTTGATTACTATGTCGGCGTTTTTATCTTTCGCCCCACCAATCTTCCGGCTGCCTGTAGGTTCAAATCCTATGGTAGTTTTTGTGGCAACCGCATCCAGAACCGCTATACGTTCCCGCAAACTTGCTATAGCTTTTGCGTTATCTTCCACCAAATACCAATCACCCTTAATACCCATATTGCCTCCTCCTGAACGGGTTAATTGCCGCCTCAACTTTTGCATTGCCCCAAGTACCTTCAAGATAATACGCCAATGATGCCATACTATCAGCCGCATCCTGATGTTTATGTTTTTGGTTAGTCTTAAAATTAAAACTGAACATATTTGTCATAAACATTGAGTATTCTTTGTTTCGGCAAGTAGCATCCCTGTAGTAATACTCGCGAATCGACCCCGCCTTATCAAATATTCTTTGTGCTTTTCTCTTGTCCGTAGGAGCGTATTCAGCTTTTAGGTTTATCTTTATGCCCTGATCTAATAACATCTGATTCACTTCATCCTTGTAACCTTCTCCGCCCTGATTAGCCTCAAAATATCCGCCGGTAATGCCATGCTCTAAAATCTTCTGCACTACTTTGGGTTTAGTGTACTTCTTCTCCGAGTTATCAAAGATCACATCATCAATATACACGGACCCATCTTCATAGCAATATGCTACTGGCATAGACAGATAATCTCCGCCGCCTAAAGCCACATCACAGGCAAACACAACCTTTAATGCTCTTTCAGATGGTAATATGCCGTTGTAATATCTCATTTCCTCGGATTTGAATATCGCTCCCTCACGTTCTACAGGCTCCTGCATATATTGTGCGTTCCAGGATGCAATATCACCTATGTTCTCAAGCTGATCTCTTATCCGTCTGAACTCCGCAGTAGAATAGCCAACGTTGAAATCATAATCAAAATTGGATTCGTCATTTTCATCCATGGCAGGTATCTTGATTATCTTAAAACGTTTATCATATTTGCCGGATTGAATAAACTCATGCCTAGTGCAGAATATATCGTTAAGTGACCACAAAGTACCTATTCCGAGTATCTTACATCCCATCTTACGTCTTGACATAACATTGTTGGCAAAGAATAACTGTTTCTTTTTCAACAGTTCCGGGTTTAGGACTTCATTGATACCCTCATGTAGATCATCAAGCAGCAACCATCCTTTAGCATCAAACTGTCCGTTAAGTCCCGCCTCCATACCACGCCCGGACAAGGTTGCGTACTTTTTTCTACGCCCCATATTCATCCTGTGGCTTTCGCTGTCAGTATGCACTATCTTCTCATTCGGGAATATTTCTTCAAAACAGTATGTAGGATCACGGATAAGCTCTATAACACCATCTACAAAGGCCCCGCCCAGGGTATTTGCATATGTGACATATAGGTTTGACAATTCATCATTACGTCCGCAATGCCATGCCGTAGCAAATGTAGCTATCTGCGATTTCCCGACACGGGGCGGCATATGGATGTATAATTCATCCAATTCGTCATATTCAAGTTTCTGGATTTCATCTACTACCTGTTTCAGGACTTTCCGTCTGGGTTCATAAAACCTTTCTTTACGTTGCCGGTATCGTTCCATACACAGACAAAAAGCATCAAGGTCATATTTTGCCTCTATACGCAGTATATTATAATACTTTTGGAGAATGGTATATCCCTTTTGCTCTTTTTGGGAATGTTCCTCTACCTGCTCAAATGTTCCTCTTGTTACACGGAGTATATATTTCCTTATGACTTCTTTCGCTTTCTCACAGACAGATATGGTGAATTTATCATCCCCATTCCCGTCCGCCAACTCTACGGCCAGACACATTGCATCTATCAACTGTTCATCTACGCCGATTAAGTGTTGGTAACTCTCGTATTCTTTCAGTTTCGCTGTTATCTCGTTGTTTGTCATTCTGCTTACTCCTGATTATCGGCAATTCTGCTGTCTTTTTCCCATGGGCTATCCATATCAGCAGCCATTTACGGAATATCGGAGCAGACATACCTAGTTTTTTGGCCCCTCTTTCCAACATACTCCAATCAGCTACCCGCCCTATCTTGTCCAGGTCAATCTCATAGGCTACATCTTCCCATTCCCGGACCGTAAACTCTAAACGCCTTTTTCCTTTCATCCTTTACGCTCCTTTGTAAATTGTCGGCATAGTCTACATTGAACCTCTGGGACAGGCATATCTGCCACCATATCGCACTTATCATTACAGCAGATCCCGTCATAAAGCCACCGACATTGTGTACGATCACTAATGACCTCTTTTAATCCATCTTCGGTTTTGTATAAATGACGTGCCATTGTAACTCCTTTCAGAAATACCCCTGTAACGTAAAATTTTGCCCTAAATTTCCATTTTGGGGGTATGGGTGGATATTTATACCTTTAATGGGTATAATGCCGTTTACAGGCAAAATATGACGTTATATAACGTTATGTCTGTTTTCCGTATGATGCTCCGGCATACCGACAGGGCAGCTTTATGTTTCATACGGCCCTATCTTCATGCTCCAAAGGAGATCAAGTAAAACGGGTTGTTCGCTTATATTATATATACTGTATGTAGTGTTATACTTTATATACCTAAGTAGTCTTAGTATAATGTGGATGTAATCTCTAACTTTACTGTATGTAGTGTTGAGTGTTATACATTCTCTGAAACTATAGTTATGCCTCTATTTACACCTAATACAGTTAATGGTGTGGATGTATTTTTTATCTCTACTACAGTTAAGCATTATTATTACCCTCACTATGGTTAGAGGTGTTATTCTCTGTATCTTTAGTGTAAAGGGTATTCTTAATTGTGGGTTTCCTTTTGTTTTGTCGCTAGGTGGGGGGCTAAACAGGCGGGGCGGGGCGGTTTTCACTAGACCCCTAGGGGACCCCGTAGCCGGACAGACCGCAGAAACCGGGCGGGGTTAATTGTTCTTGAATTGTTCCGTATTATTTCGCTAAATCTTTGTTTAACGAAAAGAACGGGCAGACCTGGAAACCCCGAAAACCCCCATAAATCAAGGGTTTTCCCCTGTTTTTCCTGTTTCTGCGGTTTCTAAATTGTGTATGCTTTAAGATCAATTTCCCTGTTGTCCGTCCGTGATGCACTTAACAGGGGAAACAGGGGGCAACAAGTCGGGCAACGTGTCGGAGCTGCCCGTTATAATTCTTTCGTTTTCTGCGTGGTTTCTATAGTGCAGACGCAACAGGGCATTTTTACTATTAATCATGTCTACCCCGTCCAGATTTTCCCCGTGTTCTTTTATAGCAAGATAGAGCTTACTCTTTCCAGAGCTTAACCATTCAAGCATAGTACACTTATCTATTCCACTAAAAAGAGTAAACATATATATATTATATGTCATACTGTAGAAAGAACAGTATAGCTCAAATATAGAAAATGCTAACTCTACTTTAGATATATTGTATCTAGATATATTTAAATCATCATGTAACAAATAAACGTTTACTTTAAATACCCTTTTATTAATCATTTGCAGAATAAAAGAAAACTGTTTAACAGTAAAACGGGGATATTCTTTTCTTGTGTCCTTTATATCGTTATATTGCACATTAAAATCGTTTATAATATCGTCTGTCACTTGTAATAAATATTTTAAATACCTTTCGGGATCCTCTAACAATTTCTTGTTTGCATCCTCTACAATTTCCACAGATAAAGCCCCCTTTTATATTTAACTAACTTAAATATCAATAATATCTAGATAATTTCTCAAAATCTGGAGAAATAAAAAAACCGCCTGTTTTAAAATTCAAGCGGTTTTCTTCCTTTTTTTTCGTTAAAATGTTTTAAACCTGGTTTCCGGTTTCAAGATCCACGGGGCAGCCGTCCTTTTTGGCAAGCGTTAAGAAATAATCAGACAGGCTTTTAAACCCCTTTTTTGTGTAGTAGTCCCGTATAATATCCCTATTTCCTTTTTTTGTCACAAATGCGATTCTGTCATAATTTTCACTAAAATATTTCTTTTGTCTGTTTAACTGTTTTTCCTTTTGAGCTTTAAGTTTCTCATATTCTTTTTGTTCCTGTTCCGTCATTGTTTGCCCCCTGTTACAAATTCTTTATTTGAAAATATCATTTTGAAATATGTTTGTCAATACATTTTTACAGATTATTTTATATAAGATTTTCCCATATATAAAGATATATCTTTTTAAATACGGGGTTTAAACCTTGATTTTGTTGTGCATTATATACATTTTTACATACGTTTTTATATACGTTTTTGTATACTTTACACAAATTTAAAAAATATTGAAAAATGCTTGTGCAAACGTATTGACACATACGTTTTTATATGGTATATTATAGACACAGTAAAACAAAAGACAAAAGAAAAGGGGGTTAAAATATGAATCATCAACCGTTCGCGTTATTAAAGTTTAAACTTGAACTAAAAGAACTTGAAACAAAGAAACAGGACGCAACGGCAAATAACACGGCATGGTTTAAGCCTATAAAAGCCGATTTTCTGGCAAAAGTTGAAAACGAAATAGAAACCAAAAAGGCAAGAATCAAAGAACTTGAAACCTATTTAAACAAGTAACAGGCAGCACACACAACCACATCACAGAAAAAACAGGAGGAAAAAACATGGATAAAAAATATTATTATGGAAGCGCAATTTCAGACTATGGAGTTGAACACAATCGAGTTGATTACGCTACATTTGCAAAGGCTTTTGATGCCGTATATTGTGATTTTGAAGCACTCAACAAGGCAAGCAATTTTGACTTTGAAATTGTACAGGGCAATGAATATTATTACGAGCTTGACGGCAGAACATACACGCCGGACGAAATGGAAGAAAAGAAAGAAGAACTTGAAGCACATCTTGAAGAAGTGGAAAAAATGGAAGAAACAACGGACAATTTGGAAGAAATAGCAAGTCTTGAAAACGATCTTGAAGAACTACAAGAAGAAAAATATTACGATATATTTCAATATTATATAGTCCCTGAAAACGCTTTATCAATTCTCGAAGAAAACAACGAAATTGTATTTTATAGCGATACTTTAAATCTTTATGTATGGGGCGTAACCCATTACGGCACGAGCTGGAGTTATGTTTTAACCGATATAAAAATATCTTGATTATAAGCCCTTTTAAGACGGTTAAAAAAGGCGGGTCCGAATCCCGCCGGGGCTTTTTCCAGAAATGGAAACAATAAACCACATCACAAAAAATAAAAAAAGGGGGTTCACAGTATGGAACAAAGAAAACTTTTGGAGGATCTGACAACGGAAGAAATAAAAAGTTTGTTGTCAACAAACAAGAAATTTAAAGAAATAACGGAAAATTTTGCACAGGAAAACGCCGACATTTGCGCGGGAGAAATATTAGAACCGTTTGCCCGTGTTCGTGGTATTAATTACGAAATATCCTTTTGCAGATATTCTTATATTGATATAGGAATGGGGGCTTATAAGCCGTTTTTAGAAGGTTGCGAAAAGTTAGCAAAAGACTATTGTATTTTTGACGATACACAAGCGGAAAGGATCAACAGGGCATTAACAAAGACAGATTTTTATGAGGAATGTTTAAACGGTTACATTGATATTTCTGAAACCCGTTTTAATCATTTAAATACATGGCTTGAAAATCTTGTTAATGATTTAAAGAAAGTCATTATCAAAGAAGTATTAGCAAATTATGAAAGTGTTTATGATAGTGCTACACTAGAGGAAACCGCCGAACTTGTAGCGGACACATACGGGACGGACTACGAAACAGACGGTTTATACCTTTATGAAACACAAGTTAGAAAATACGCTTAAAAAGGGGGGGGCTGCACATGAAAAACAAGTTATATGAAGAAATAAGAAAGGGCATAAAAAAGCCGTGTGGCGTTTATGCTACAAGCAATTTCGGGGGCCTTGCAATTTATGAAATTATATACGGCATCAACGATAAAGCGGTTTCCGGTTTCGATTTTGGGGACGGAGTAAAGCACATACGCACAACACAGATTTATTACACACTTTCGGGACGTGCTTATATAATCCGTTATGCTATGAGATATTACTTTGATAATATAGTTAGAGTATGAAGAAAGGGGGCTTTATATAGTGTTAGGGATCAATAAACCGCTTACAATCTGCGGTAAGACTTACGAAATAAACAGGGATTTTACAGGAAAATCAAGGCAGGAATTTGAAAGTAAAAAGTATATTGTTTCATATACATATAAAACTAGTGTTTATGCAAGTATTATCTTTACAGGAACTTTAAAAGAATGTAGAAAGTATTTAAACGATTTAATAAAAGAATACACAAAGGGGGCTTAAATATGTATATTTTATTTGAATATAGCAACGGGGGAAACCCTTATATCACAACAAAGGAAACAGGGCTTTTTAATATGATTAAAAAGTATGAGCTTGAAACCGTCGGAAAGGATCATTATAAAATCATAGGCAGAAACCGTAAACCGCAGACAATGACCACATACAACCATATAAAAGAAGTTTTAAGAAGTTTTATAATAGAATGGTCTTTATTATTTAGTGAGTATTCTTTCTTTCAATCGGAGCTTATAGAGTGGGCTTGTTTCTTTGAAACTTACGGCAAAAAATACGGCTTAACAAAAGAGCTAAGAGAAAACGGGCTTATTTGAGCAACGCAGCACAAAAGACATTTACAGGAACAAAGACAGAAGGAAACCGAAAAAAGCCCCGTTTGGGGCTTGCGGTTTCTCCAGATTTTAATATAATAATATAAAGGGGGTTAATTCTATGAATTATATTTTAATGGAAATTCAGAAAGACGGCGGACAATGGGGGCTTATGGTATCCACAAACAAAGGTTATATTTTAAGCGTTGCAAGTAACATTATTTTGCAAAGCTCCGATATAATCCAAGTTTGGGAAACGGAAGAAGATCCCGACACATTTTTAAGCGCAGATATTATTTTTTCAAGGAATACAAACACGGGGGAAAGTTTTTCTATTATACGCCGTTCAAATGGTTATGAAATAAAGGACAATAACACAAACAAGTATATTATAAAAGAAAGTAAAAACGGTTTTGAATGGGGTTCCGATTATACATTTAGTAAAATGTTTTCTCTTACATCTGCGGAAAGAATAATAACAGACTTAACAACATAAAAAACAGGCGGACAAAATCCGCCTTTTTTCCCGTGTGTGCGTTTTCGGGCTTGGGGATCATACCCCCGACACATGATAAAGAGAACACTATAACAGGATGCCAAAAAATCCGGTTTTGGGTTTTCTTGTTCCTTGACAATTATATAATAATGGTTTCCAGGTCTGCCCCTTTTTGGGGTTTTCTGCCCTATTTCACAGGGGGAAACCATGCCCGAAAACGTGCAATTATCAACGGGGATATTATACCCAAAAACACACACAAGCCATTTAAAGCCTTTTTTGTGCTTGTATGGGTATTTATACCGCCTTGACATAAAACAGGCTTAAAAAGGCGTTTAAACGCTTTATAGATATATTTGTATATTATCGGCGGTTCCTCTTTGTTCTGTCACATCTTGACAGGGGGCAGAAATGCAACGCTTTAAAACGGGCAGAAATCCCCCTTTTATATCCAAGTGGTAAAATATACGGGGCAGACAGAAAACCCCCTTTTAAAGCCGTTTTTGTGCGTTGTGGGGGCATATGGTAAAAAGGCAGCTTGAAACCTTGAAACAAGCCCCCCGCCAGGGATCCCCAGGTCATAATTGTGAACAAATTGTGAAATCCGCACAAAGTTGACCCCAAATTTCAGAAAAAATTTTTTCAAAATTTGCGGATTTTCAGACCGATATAGGGGGGGGGTATCAAATACGGGCATTAAAAATTTTTGGAAACTCTAAAATAAAAATCCAGATAAATTCAGGAGGAAAAAGCTATGAAAAGGCGCATCCAAATCGGGGATCAGTTCGGAAAATTGACAGTAGTAGCAAAGGGACGCAAAAAGGCAAATTACCGCTACTATGTAGTACAGTGTGAGTGCGGGTCAGCACTTAAAGAAGTAGTAGGCACTTCCCTACTGACAGGCTTAACAAGATCGTGCGGTTGCTTATCGAAAGAGCATATGAGAAATGTCGGCAAAGCAAACAGGAAATATGAGCATTGTTTGATGTGCGAAAACCCTATTGTATGGAACCACGGATTATGCTACACACACTTCCTGCAATGGCAGCGTGGGGACGTGACCGCCGAACAAAATGAGTACATAATCAGCCAACAAAAAAACAGCCCCCTAAGAAAGAAAGCTGTTTGATCTGGATATAAAATATCCGATTTTCCGAGTGCTTCAACTCAAACCTGAACATAATCATTATACATGAGCCGATTACCGAAGTCAAGCCGGGATGCTTAAAAATAAGCAAAATCAAGCGAAATTCGGGTCAAATTTGGGAAATTTTTAAAAATCAATTTTCAGCATTTTTGAGCATAAATAGGGGGGCTATCAAATCTGTTACATTAAAAATTTTAACGGCCCCTAAAGAAAGAAAAACGTCAGAAAGAAAAACGTTGACCGAGGCACCGGGGGTATGCTATAATATATTTGTTGCAAATCTCCTTTAATGGATTTTTGTGATGTGGTTAGGGTAGATGGTGATGCGTCTACCCTTTTTTTATGCAAAAAAATAAGACCACATTCCTGTGATCTCACCACCATAATCAAGAGGAAACCTTCATACGGCATAAATAAGCCATTCCTCTATCCTATTTGGTTACATTTTGATTACTGTAATCAAATTGCAATTTGGAAACCCGCATAAAATCTGGGTTTTTAACGGAGAAAATGGGATTTGAACGGCAATACAAAATTGTGAAAACCTTGTATTATAAGGGTTCAAGCCACATTTTACACCTACATACACTTGATTACACTTTATTGAGCCTGTCCTTAATCTCGGAAATCTGCTCACTGTTAAAATAATAAAACTGTTTAGTGGTGAGTATCTCTGTATGTCCCATCTGTTTAGTAACTACCTTTTCCGGGACACCCGCATCTATCAGTTTAGTAGCATACGTTTTACGGATTTTATGGAAACTTCTATGTGGCATACCCAATTCTTTACAAAGTTTTGTGATCCGTAAAGATAACCATACGGCTTTTATACGCTGCCCGTCACGGGTAAACATCCACTCGGAATTTCCCGTATAGGCTTTCAGCTTTTCAATGATCCTGATCGCCGTATCGTTTAATACCACTTGTCTACGTCCGTCACGTCCTTTAGTCCGTTCCCTAACGTCCGCTACACGCTCACCATGTTCACCTATATATTTAATCTCTGTTCTTGTTACCGATAAAAAATCGCCCTTGTAGTCTGACCATTTAAGGGCGGCAACCTCGCCAACCCTTAACCCGGTCATAAATGTAAGTGCAACTCCCAGACCTAAAACGTCTGGATTATCGGCTATGTATTTCTCTATCCTTGTTTCCTCGTCCCTTGTGAACACCTGTTCTTCATCTTTAACAATTCTTTGTTCAAAAGTCTTTCGGGATAACTGTAGTTCCGCCATAAACAGGCTTATCCTCAATTCAGAATATCCATGTTTGCGGGCATAAACCATAGCCCCATTTATCAGCGTCCGCAGGTTTCCCCAACCTTTAGCGGTCAGATGTTCTTTTGAGATTGTGGACTTTATGAAATTTTCAAGGAATAGTTCGTCAATCTTTTTTACTTCTTTTTGTTCAAGTTCTGTTCCTTTAATGTATCTCTTGTAGTCAGCCTGATACCTGTCAAAAGTAGATTTCTGGATTTCGCCATATTCTAACTTTTCAGTAGCCCAACTGTCGAAACACTCCTTGAATTTAACTTTAGGGTCTTTAAGCATTTCTATGATTTCATCTTCAAGAGTAGCCCTATTACTCTTTGCTATCAGCCTCCTTTTTCCGGCTACGTCTACATACGCTTTCCAACGTCCATCCGTAGCTTTCCAGATTTTAGTTTGGTCAAGAATTTTTTGTCTATTCATCTTTTCGTATTCTTGCCGTATGAAGGTTGCCAATACATTATCATAATTTTCAAAAAAATTCAAGAGGTCTTTTGCATCATCCATGAGCCACACCCCCAAACATCAAATGGTTGTCTTGCCTCCAATAAGTGTTTCCGCCCCTTTTAACTTTGCCAAGGACTTCTAAACGGGTCTGATAGCACTTTGAACAAACCTTCGCATCCATATCCAAAGGATCACCGCAGACATAACATAACCCGTATGAAACTCTTTCAGAACGTCTTATAGTTCCCTGAACCTTCCTGTTGTATTTTCGTCTTTCTTTGTATCTGTGCTTATCCAGACAACTCTGACAAAAAACTTTGCCCTCAATTACTTTGTTTTTGCCACACTGATAGCATATACCCTGTTCCTTTAAGCGTTCCCGCCTTTCCTTTGCGTAATTCTTCGCCCCACCATAATTCTTATTAAGGGATTGCTTTACGCCTTCGTTCTTTTTGATAGCACACTCTGGACATATTTTCTCGTCACCAAAAAGTGTGTTAGTCTTGCAATAGTAACATATCTTATGTGCTTTATACCAACTTCGCTGCATGGCTGTATAAGCATTTGTGATCTTCGCACATTCTTCACAATACACTTTTCCGTCAACTGTCGCTTTACGTCCGCAACGGGTACATAAGCCGTTTTTCTTCTTCTTGTTTCGCCATGCCTTGTTTTTAGCTGAATCCTTCATTATCATTGTCAGGGGTATAACCTCGGTTTATTCGTGTACACAACTACCCTATGCCCCTTCCTGATTATTTTTTCAAGTTTACATAGTATTCATATTCCGTTCTTGTGATCCGTTTCCATTTGAAACCTTTTGTAGTCTTTCTTCCGGCTTGATTCAAACATTCACAAATGTTAGAAGGCGGAATGTCATTAACTTTTCCTGCCCTACTTTGATTCAAATAAACCTCTAACACATTATTGTTTAAATCCAACTTTGCAATAGGCGGGGCATCTTTCTTCAAACTATCATCATATGCCTGTGTGCTGTTTTCTGAATATGTTCCCCAATAAAGATTATCCACATTGCAATTCAGTTTATTGTTATCCTTGTGACATACGCATCTTTTATTCTCTGGATTTTCCAAAAATGTCAATGCCACCAATCTATGCACTTGATATTTAACTGCACCTCTATGTCCTTTAAACAAATTCACAACCTTATAGCCTGTGTTACTTATTACGGGATGTAACAGTTTAGGTTTTTCAAGTTTAACCATAAATCTGTTAGAATACCTGTACATAGATAAGATGTTTCCATCCCGGTCAATCAAATACCTTCCGTCAAATCCCGCAATCGGTTTAAACTCACTAATATCCATATATTTACCCTCCATAAATGATGATATTGTTGTTATCATCTATGGAATGGGTACTGACGTATATCTGATTATTTATCCAAATATACTGTCATATTGTTTTGAGCAATTATATCCGCAGAAATAAAGTGTGGCTCTATTCCGGCCAATATAAAAGTGGCGCTTAAACACCCAACCTCTAATATTACTGATAACAAAATCCTTTTTACATACCGGGCAAGTATATGTTGCTATTCCCCCACTAAGGCGTCCCTTGTTAGGTTCCTTACAACGTTCCTTGATTGCCTGTTTTTCCTCTAAAGTCAGTTTATTCATTTCCATATGTTTTACCCCAATTAATAGTCAAGTAATCGTAATACTTTGCCTGATCGCAAGGAATATCAGCAGGTTCTTTTTCGTAAGCGGGCATTATAAAGGAATAGCCATTTTCTTCTAACTCCTTGCCAATCTCGTTTCTTATAGTAGTAGGCAAACTACAATCAAACATTACTTCACATCCAAACTTGCCCTCAGAAATAGCTTGTTCAATTCCTTCTTCTATATCTTTTTTGAACTTTAATATCTGCTCCTGATATTTTGTCCTGTTATAAGCTGTACTTGCATTAATCATCTATCTGCTCCTTCCCGTACTCCATCTGCTCATCCTCAGCCTTAGCCATTAACTCAAAAAACCTTTTCCAACATTCGCATGGTGAAATGGACCCGCAATGTTCTTCACACCAATTAATGCCCTCGGTTTCATCTATCTTGTTGATAAAGTCAAAAGCGTCTACATCACCATATTCATACATGCAGGGCGGTTCAAAATACTTCGCTATCAGATTTATAATGTGTTCAGCGTCCTTACTCATTCGTCCCCTACCTCCTTGTCTGCGTATTCAACTTCTTCGCATTTCCCAAAACTATTAAGATATACCAAACCATCTAACGTACATTCGCTATACTGTTCTTCCTCGTATGCTTTTTTGTTGTAAATACATTTATGATTGCTACAACGTACTTTAGCCATTGTCTACCTCCCGCATAGAAGCCTGTTTTAACTCAAACACTTGTGTATCGCTACGTTTGCATCTTTCATAATATTTGTTCAACATTACACTAATACATTCAGGACTACATAAATCAAAATCCTCATAACTCTCAATGCTATCATTTCCCCAATCATAGTGATGTGTTGATAATTTCCAATATTTGCCGACTATTTTTCTTTTGCAAACATCACATTCTATGCCTTTTATAATTTCTCTTTCGACAGTAACCTTTTCCTTTTCGATAATTTTAGCCGTTATCATCACCCCTGTCTGCTTTAATCACGCACGGAAATCTTGCTATTACATTACAATCAACATATTTATGTCCCTCTATCTGATTATGGCAATAATCCATAAGCTGTCTTGCATCTAATAAAGCATCATGCCCCTTTGGGAGTACAGTGCCATGCTTTATGTATTCACCATGCCTGCCCCACCAAACATAATTGCTCTGCAATTCTTCAAAATCCTTTTTTGGAATCCGTACTAATACTTCAACTGTTTCCATCTGTATCACCTTCCTCGTTTGCTTCGATTATTGCATCAGCATCATATATTAAAGCAACTGCACCACATAAACCGTTGATTGTGTCTAGATTCTTTAATCGTTTTGACTTTTTCTCTATCGCCTTAATCAGTTCATCAGCGTCAATCAATTTTCCGTGTCCTTTAGGAAGTACAGTACCATTCATAATTGCACCCACCATGTAAAACAGATCTATACTTGCCGGGTCTTTTACTTTAGCTTCTGGCATCTCAATCACTACTTGCACTTGACACCCTCACTTTCCACTTAAACTTATAATCCCATCAATTGCTTGCTTTAAACTCTTGTTTTGAGTGGCGATTTTATTAATCGCTCGAATAGTTGCTTCGCTCTCACCAATCCTCTTCATTTTGTTGTATCTGTCCTCTATCATCCATTGTGTGAGCAATTCAAAAACTTCATTCTCAACACCTTGCTCATGTATGATATTTATTATTTCTGCTACGGTCATTCTCTATTCCTCACTTTCTGCCAACTTTCTTACATGGCTTACCTTAAATGATGTGTTGCCAATGTAAAAATAGTTTGGTTTGCGATAATCGTACTTCGCCGAAAACTTGTCAACATATCCAAGTGTTCCGTATATGCCTTTTTCTCCATCCTTGAAATATATATGCACTTTTTTGCCGACATAACACATTAACTCTGCCTTTGTCATTCCTTATCCTCACTTTCTGCCGTAAATTTCAAAGTGCCGTAATAATGCCTGTCTTTTCCCTTGCATAAGAATACGGGTTCGCCCATAAGGAATAACCCCATATCAGCCTCACAAGTAGGACACTTTTTTGGAACTGTCTTATTTTCATCTGTCAACCACGGTTTCCCGTTTCCTTGCAATAAAATATCTTTGCTCATTCGCTTACCTCCTTCATTTTGTATCTAAAAATCTTCCATTCTTTTATAAACATTTTCATCTTCTGTATATAACAAGTATTTATAAAGGTCTTTGTCATGACCTTTGATATAAAATATTGGCATACCAAACTTAATATATTGCCTGTGTAACCACCACATAACTAATCTTGTTATCATTCACTCACCCCTGTACTTATCGATAATCTTTATTACATCATCACATACTACCTGTGGTTGCGGGCATCCCAAATAATCCTTGCCAAGAAGTTCTACCTCTGCCTTAATCTTATCCAGAATAAACGCTTGTCCGTCATTGTAGGCTTTGACAACATCATGGTCATGCTCGTATTCGGATTTTCCCTTTGGTGTAACGGAGGGTAAAGCCTTTATATCTTCAACCATTCTGTATCTAAATTCATTAGATGTTACGCAATTTAAAGCATCCTGTCTGCTTACGGCATCCTCACAAGGCTGTTGCTCTAATACCTTGATTGCTTCTTCAACCGACATATGCTTAACTCTCTCAAACTCTATCATCCTGTCACCCCCTTTTAATCAAGGCTAATGCCATGATCTTTCAGCCACTTAGCTGCATCCGCCTTTTCCTTTGGTGTAGCATACCTCATGTGATAAACCATCTTGTGCATGGTTATCTGGATTGATTCATCTTTAGGCAAGTTAAATTCCGCCGGATAAACACCTAAAATCTGATACTTACGATAAAAGTTTCTGAATTTCTCAACATCATAGGTTTTTACAACCTCGTCACGTTCCTTCTGCCATCTGGCATTTAAAACCTCGTCATACTTTGAAATATTTAACATTATTTCACCTCTCACCATCTAAGTGTAATTGTTCTTGTAACACCATCAAGATGTGCAATCGCAATCCCATAACCAAGTTTTTCAATTTCCTTCTTGACTATATCAAATCCTTCATCTGTTACTTTTTGAGGGACAACAACGCTAACCTCATAATTACCATGTTCTATCGCTCGATCTACAGCGTATTCGATTACTCCTTCAAGTTCCTTAATTGCCTTTGCATTTTCTACTCTGCATCTGGCTTCACTTGCTGTCATTAGTGTCATTGTTTTCACCGTCCTTCTTCCAGGGCAAATCGTTCATTTCCGGCATATTCTTCAAAGTCCACCATAGCCCAAACAAGTTCCATAACACCGCCCTGTCATTTGGTTCATCATCCCAACCGTCATACCATTTAAGTAAATGCCGGACACAACTATCTATGTAGCAATGGCAAGAAATACCTTTTTGCCAATTTCTCTCGGCGTATTTCTTTGCCCCTTCCTCATAGTGTTTGGCAAGTTCCATAAAGGCATTACCATATTTGCCCTGATATGCAAAACGGATAAATTCTTCTATAGCAAACGCTATAGGATCATCTATATTTCCGTAATTTGCATAAAATTGTATTTCGTTCAATTCACTAAGTATAACCTTAACTGTACCTGCTTTCGGGTTCATGCACTTAGGCGTATCAAAACGCCTAAAATATTCAGCTACACAATCCAAAGGAAGTAGATCACATCTGCCCTTGCCCTCGGCTATGTCCCTAACCGCACCTGTTTCAAATTCACGTCTGTTTCCAGAATCCTTTATATGCGGTTCACCCATTTCATAAGCCACTCTCTGAAATTCAGCCGCTTTAGCCTTTTGTTCCTCGCTATAATTAAACATTTCATGATTCATTCTTTTTCCACCTCAACTTCTTCATTCCAATAGTCCTTGATTGCCCGTTCAAGCCGTTCTACATCCTCATAGCAAAACGATTCATCGTCAAACTCAAATCTCATAGGGCATTTGCCACAATGATATTCAACTTTTGCACACATTATTTTCTGCTTTTTCTTAAGCAGCTTGCGTTGGATTTTCATTTAATCACCGTCCTGTCTAATCGTGACCTCACAACATTCTGAAAGTTTAACTTCGTTAAGTCCTTTTCCAAACAGCAATTCCAGCTTTGCGGTTGAACCTGCTTCATGTTCAATTCGATAACCCCTAACACCATGTAATTCCTGTCCGTTCAATAATATTTTAGCCGTATTAACTCCCGTGCTGATAATCTCTATTTTGTCTCTGCTTTCCATATTTCCCCTTCCCGGCGGATAGCCTTTTATTGACTACCCGCCTTTTGTAGCGGCAACGTCCTTTTGTGTGATATAATATTTTGATTCTGTTTGCGTTAGGCGGGACGTAACCATTTTTATTTCCTCGGCTTTCGCCGTTAGGATCATAAGAATTTTTCTATATCTCCATTTTCTCCAAAATGTCTTTCTGCTACAGCCATAGGAAATTCCTCTATCTCACTTGACCAAACAGGCTTTATGCCACTTCTTATCGCACATAAAGGAAATCCAGAAATACCATCAAAAAGACTTGCCATGGTAGGATTATCACATCCATCTTTCTTTAACTGCTTTGCGATTCTATCCATAAGCCACTGCCAAAATGGTAACGCTATACTGTTTCCGGCAGCCTTATATTTCGGAGCGTCAGAATCCTTATGTAATTTGCCTTTGCTATCCGTCCATTCTCCAATATCCATCCAACCATCAGGATAACCCTGTAACCTGGAACATTCTTTTGGTGTAAGCCTACGGACTACTAAATTCTCCATAACCGCTTCTTGTTCGTACATACAATTCAAGGTATGTGCTTTATCTGACAAGCCTAATTGAGCTGTTTGTCCATTCCCGATACATTGAGGGTTTGTTTCTACTACAAAATTACCTTCTGGGTCTGACATTTTTTGCGAATGAACACCACCTCTACCATCCTGTGCATTAAGACAAGCCGCCACTTCACCATAGGCAACCACTTCTCGTTCTATGCCTTCTCTTTCGCCACATCCCTTGAAATAATTGCTATCCAAAGTACCGGCGGTATCACCGTTTATACCTTGTGTAACCATTGGTACATATCCTTTCCCTTGCTCCATGCTTTTGACAAGCGTTGTCGCTATGCCATTCTCTTTAATCGTTGAATGAGAATGTGTACTTTCAAGCAACACAGGCTCTTTTGATTCTTCCATAGTACGTTCCTCCAAAACATACGGCATATTATTTCCACCACCGCCCCATCCGGCTGCAGCGGTAACACAAATATCGCCACATTCTGTCATTCTTGTATCTTGTCTATGCCAATCATAAACCGTCTGTTTTTCTATAATTACTGTTGGCGTTCTTGATTCACCGCTATCAAAAACATTCAAAGTATCGTTTACCTCTGTTTCTTCCCATCCTTGACCATCATCTTTTGATTTGGCATGGGATGATTTTTTGTATGTCATTAAAAGACCCCCATGTGCAGCATCATGACACATAATTGATGGTATCGTTTGGTTTGTTTCGGGTGAAACCATCTGGTAACGTGAATCTTTTGGATGGCTTTCGATTGCCACAGTATAGTTACTACCATCAATCATTGGTTTGTTGTATAATACATTTCCCTTCGTCAACATATTGGTTTCCTACTCCCTTGTAATCTCTTGCACATAAAGAACCTACTGTTTCGCTAATACCCCCCCCGGTCCTTTAGCAACCAAGGACGGGGCCAATTCTTCGTCTACCGAGAAACTGAATTTAGCGTTCTTGCCTTGATTAAAACTTGCACGATCAAGTCCATAAGAAACAACCGCCACACCACCCTGATTACAAGCCGGACTACCACCATTAAGGTCAAGCGTCCTGGAAGTGTCAGCTTCATACACACCCGAATGTGGATTCGGGGATTTCATAGCGTTACTGTCATAAGAAGAAATACCATAAGCCACGGCGTGTTGTTCGACAGTATTTAAGGTATACATGGTATCTGATTCTTTATATCCGTCACCTTTATGGGATTTTCTTACTCCATTACCTTCTATACAAACCACCGATTGCTGATTATCCCCAGCGTTTGCTCTCAAACTACCGCTTACATCATCTTTGTAAACGTGACCACCTACTCTTGAAGCTGAACCCGGCTCAAAACATACGCAAGGAATATGATGTGGGTCCGTAGCTGCACCTGTTATTGACATTGCAACGTCACCCGTAGAGGTTTGATTATATAGATCAACCCCGATTACTGACGGATTCAAATGTGTAGAACTATTTTCACTTTGGGATTGCATAACATAGGATTCACCACCCCCATAACGGCACTCCCCACTATAAAGGCTTTCAGCAACACCATTTTCACTTTGGATATGCTTACTTTGAACATCCCAAGGGTTTAAGCACTCCCCTGTAATAAGCGTCTGATCTTGTGATACACCTAAAGTTCCGCTTAACTCTGTTTGAACCAAGGCCCCTTTACCGGCACGTTTGCCATGGGAATCTATATCAACGCCCCCCCTAATTTTGAGGGTGTAGCTGCTTGCCTCTCCAACGCTATCTGTAACAGTTTCGGTAACTCCTTGCCCCTTCTCATTGCCCTGTTCAGTATTCCCTGACAGGCTTTTTCCGACAACCTGTATTTCGGGTCTGGATTGCTCTCTAATATCTGTGACAATTTTGTAGGATTCGGGATCATTGGTTTCTCCGAGCAATTCAAATAGAATTTCTGGGGCTGTGTGTCCTCCGTAGTCAGCGAGTACACATATGCGTTTTCTTCTTTGTGGGACACCCCAGAACTGTGCGTCATGCACTCTCCAAGCAACGCTATATCCGTCACCCATGATACATCCGGCATTAGCCCATTTCTGTCCTTTCGCAAGTCCAGGAACATAGGCGTTTTCATCAGCCACCTTACAGGTTTCTTCAAGCACGGCTCTGAAATCTTCTCCGTTGTTTGAACTAAAGGCTCCACACACGTTTTCCCAAACAGTGTATCGTGGCTGTATATGTCGAAAATCGACAACTGATTGTCGCATTGATAATTGGTTTTTAGATTCATTTCTCTGCTCCTTAATTATTCGTATCTGTTCCATAAACAGACCTGATCTTGTGGTTTCATCATCGCCCATTTCCGAATGTTTAAGACCGGCTCTCTTACCTGCCACGGACAAATCCTGACAGGGACTACCGCCGGTTATCACATCAACTAAAGGTACTTCATAACCCTTTATCTGGCATATATCTCCATAATTTTTCATATCAATTTCCCCTTATTCTGCATCAAACCCATTCGGCATAGGAATAAATATTCCTGTTTCCTCAGCCATAGTTTGCTGAATGTCTTTCCAGTTCACATAATTTTTTAGCAAGCAATCAGCTCTTGTATTAAACCGGGCTATAAACTTATTGATCTGCTCAACATCTAATCCGAACTCGTCATACATACAGTAAATGCTGAAAAGTAACATAGACTTGATAGTATTACTCTTTTCGCTTTGCTCGAACTTATGCAGGTCTGAATCCTTAACCGCTAACGGAATATTCCTCGCACCACGATTAATCAGGTCTTTTTCAGCTTCTTCAATTCCAACAGCCTTGATCTTATCCAATATCCAATTAGCACCCTGATACCGGGCCAATTCCTCTTTACTTAATTTGCTCATTTCATTCACCTACTAACATAGTATGTTTATAGTTTTATGTTTAAGTTTCCATGTTCATTAGTCCATTCAATAGCCTGTCGGAATGTAATACCATTATTCTTGATTACATCAAGCAGGTTATAAAACTTCGGATGCGTTTCTTTTAACATTTCAAATCTGCCCTTACCTTTATCCAAGTGACAGCCAAAACCACATAAGACACATCCTGTTCTCTCACATCCAGTACACTTGTACTTTTTTGTTTCCTGATAAAGACCAAAATCACCTAAAGTCATTTGTCCTTCAAGTTCATCACCATAATCAACTACCACATCCCCATAGACAGAACAAATCTTTAGATCATTTTCAACTATGTACTGTAATACATCTTGTTCAGTCCAGAAACTCATAGGATTGCTTATGGGATGTATAGCGTCAAAAGCATTACAACCATGCTGTAACCATTTTTGTAATCTCAATCTACTTTCATCAGCCATCTGTGCGGTCATAGGCATACGTCCCGTTTCTTTTGAATACCTATGTACGGGGTCTTTTTTCATAGCGTTGCAACATCTGTTTGAAATCTCAAACGGAGCTTCAAGGAAAAACTTATATTTCACAAGTGCAAAATTGCTTCTTTCACCGTCAGGGATATTCGCCTTTATCGGTCTTTCCTTGTCCTTCGTAAGCATCCCTAACATTATTGCTAATCTCTGGTTGTTGCCCCCTTGCCTTTTCAACATTCTTTCGTTTAGAATATTCGCCAATTCCTCGGAGTTTTCTATACTTATTATCATACCCCCCCCTACTATTAGTATTGAGGCTTATGCCATCAATATTTTCGTAGTTAGGGATATTCGCCTTTTTCTGATATTTCCCGGTTCCTGTTATTCTTTCGTACGCCGAACGCCACGGAATCCTGTCTATCTGTCTGTCTGTCTGTCTGTCTGTCTGTCTGTCTGTCTGTCTGT